GGCTATATACTCTATATATCCATATCTAGGCTACATATAAATACTATATATAGTAGCTTAATTACATAATACAACAATATGAGGTATAAATCAAGTTAAATATTTTTAAAAACGTAAGTTGCACAAATTAAAAATTTACGGCTGAATGTCTGAAAATGGGTAAAGAAAAAACGGCAAGCTGTGCGCCTGCCGTGCTTCTTTCTGAATTTTTAAGAGTTGGGATAAGCCAAAACAAAGCGCTCTGTTGTAGGGTCCTCTTTGATTACGCTTCCGGGATACTCTCTAAGCTGCCGTTTTAACTCCTTCAGATCTGCATAGGCTTCTTTTTGGTAGCTTCTTAGCTCCTGTGAGGTGTAGTTGTGTAAGTAGCCAAAGCCTAAATTGTCATCTATAATCGCGTTCTCGTGCTCTATGATCTTGTCATACAATACTTTCTCTATGTGCCCATCGTCACGCAACACGGACACATATTTTTTTCGCTCTCTTTTGTGTGGTTTTTTGAGCTTGCTTGGGGTTGGCGCTGGAAGACTTTTGGGAGTGCCTACAGGCAAAAAGCCCCGGTCTGTTGCTCCCATCTTTACGGCGAGGCCATCGGCCAGAATCTCGTATACATCGCCTACTTTCGAGCACTCAAAAGCTCCAGTTGACAGTTGTAATTGTAGTTCAGCGTAACAATCAATGTCTGATTCTCCAACGATCTGCAAAATAGAAAAATCATTGGTCCCTGTCTTGTCACTGTTCCACACCTCGATAGAGCGCGGAGCATTTGGGCGTGATATATCGGATACATAGGAGTGATAAAAGCTTTCGCGTTGGCGGTGTCCCTCGGCTCCATACACTCTAAAAATTTTAACCGTTTGCATAAAACTTCTTTCTCCCGGCTCTAACCTTGCCGGGCAGGTTGCCTTTTACAGCCATTTACATGGCCTGCTTGGTTCCTCGTCGTCTTCGTCGACTTGCACAAGTCCCCAGTCTCCGCAACCAATTTCTTCGCCCTTGTCCCATAGATCATAGGCCAGATTGTGTAAAGCTTCTTCCTTTTCTGAGATAGCGTCATCGGCTTCCGAATCTGTGATCTCTTCGTTTTCCAGATCTGCTTTAATGTGCTCTACTTCTTCCTTGATGGCTTCAGCTTCTGGAAGCCCTGAGAACGTCCCGCTATAGCGATCATCTAAAAAATTACATGCCTGATAGTCAATAGCCTCCCACAATGCATCATTAAGCTTTGGCTTGCTGAGTCTTTGCACCGGGTGTAACTCTTCAACTCCCTGAGCATAGACTTTATAATATCGCTTCATGTCTTCGCCTTTCTGCCCTCGTAACCTCCGGGGCGGGTGCTTTGGTTTTTACCAGATGTCAACACCGAGCTTGTCAGCTGCTGCGCTTACTACGTCCTCTACGGTATCACTGTCGGCGCTGTCGTACTCGTCCGCCATGTCGGCCAGTTCACACAGGCGGCGGCAGTCGTCCGGGTTCCACTCTCTGCTAGACTTGATGCGATATGCTACAGCCTCCGGCACGTCTAAATCTTTAAAAAGTTCATGCCCTGCTGTACCCATGTGACTCCAGTTAAACTCAACACGCTCGATATACTGGGCGTCTGTGTAGTGGTCTGGTGTTGCCTTCGTCTCTGCGATTAAATCACCATTTTCCGGGTGATACTCCATCTCCTCAAGCTCTTCTGCTACTTCTTCCATAGTCTTTCCACCCCACTGGTAAGACTCGAACGGGTCTGCATATGGCTAGTTTTCGCGAGCTGCTGCCAGAACTGACAGCCCTGTTCCTGGGTCAGCCTCGAAACCGTCGAGAACGTTTACAACCTTGCCGCTCTCATCGCGTGTCACTGCCTGGATACTGCCGCCGTTGTCCTCATAAAACTTTGTTGTATACTGCTGCTTCTTTGTCATATCTTTTTACCTTTGCCCTTTGGGGCTTCCTTTCTCTCTTTGTGCCTTTAGTATAGCACGCTTTAACGTGTATGTCAAGAGGCTTTTTAAAAGATTTTTTAACTTTTTTTTGGCTCGTGCACTTCCTTATATAATGCAGTGTCTGCAGGTTCCTCTGTGTAGCGGATCAAGTCGCGCGGCTGCAACTCCAGGATGCAGCAAAGACGGTTTAAAGTCTCTGCATCAATGCTTGCGTCTCCCTTACGAAAGCGTGAAAGCGTGGCTTGAGAAAAGATTTTGCTTTTGCGGCAGCTTGAGAAAGTAACTCCTACCTCTTTTAATGCTTCTAGCACATCAATTTTGTATTGTAACAACTTTTATACCTCCTCGTGATCAAATGCTTACATATATATAGTAGCTTCTGCGGTGCAAAAAGTCAAGTAAAAAAATACACGCTAAAACGTGTAAAAAGTGCTTGACATACACGCTAAAACGTGCTACTATATAGGCATAGCAAAGAAACAAAGTACTTTGACAGCAAAATATAAAAAAAGAAAAAAGAAAGGTAGCTTGATTATACATCAAGCAAAGGGAAAAAACAATGTTATATTCAGAGTTAGCAAAAACTTACAGAAAGCTTTTTAAGAAATATCCAAATATTTCTAGTCTTCAGGATTTCGGCGGCAAGATTTTAGAAGAAAAAACAACCTATGCTAAGCACGGCACGCGTTGGGTTGAAGTGAAAAAAGAAGAAAAAGAAGTACCGGCAACTTATGTTTTTAATGTATTTGATGCAGTACAATTTTTTAAAGATTTAGGCGGATACGAAAAAGTAAGTTGTGGCTATACAAAGGCCGGATATCTTCCGGACGAGTTACTAAGTATCAGCCCTAACAGAACGGAAAAAACAGTAAGAAAATATTATTTCATTTAAAAAATAAGGTGGGCGAAAATGCCCACCTTTTTTTATTTGCTTCGTGCCTGATCAAGTAGCCGCTGCGTCTGCTCCTGGCCGTATATATCCATGATATCAAGCTGATACCGTGCATCAGTCAAGAGCCTTTGCAGGTCTACCGTTTCCAGGTCTGGCGTCTGGCTCTTGGTCTTCTGGCTGGACGGCTCCGGCTCTGCCGCAGGTGCTGCAGGTCCTTCTGCATCTGGTGCCGCTGATCGGATGCTATCGCGGCTGATTTTTTCAGCTATCGCGGCTTTTATGTAGCCGTTGACTGATAGGCTTGTAGCTGCTGCCGCCTCTTGTAGTCTGGTGTAATCTTCATGCCGCAAATCGAGCGGCACGCGCTTATAAGTCTTACTTGCGTATCTTATAGTAGCTTGCTTGTGTGCGTCTGATGTTGCCATACGTTTTTCTTTCCTTTCTTATATTATAAAGGCCCCTTTTCCACCTCTAGCATAATTATACACTATAAAGATAAAAACATACACGTACATAATGCACAAAAATATACACGTACATTTATATAAAATCACTATTGAATATACACGTACGTTGTTATATAATACAGTCAGAAATAAGGAAAACAACAAACACAGAAAGGAAGTAAAAAAAATATGAAGAGAACAAAAAATATGATTTATAAGGCATCCGATGAAGCAAGAGAGCTGTTTTTATATGCTACTAACTCAGGCGTTTTGTACAATCGCCAGATTAAGCCAAGTATTGAAAACCTCAGAAAAAAAGCAAGAAAGGGGACCTTTGATAAAGATAAGGCGGCAGACCTCTTTTACTATGTAGCTACAAGTGCTTCGGCCATGTATGATAAAGACTTTGGATTTAGCTTTTCTGTCCAGCAGCGCTTTACAGCTGCGGTTGATATGGTTGATTTTTACATTGATGAAATAGAAGAGATTTAAGCCGAAACGCCCAGCGCTGGGCGTCCGTTGGGGATTGCCTCCCAGCGCTGATGATGGCAGGCAAGAAAGGGAAAAGTTATGACAACATTACAAATTATTAGATTGAATGAAAGCACCCCAGCTATGGCGCACGGTTTCCGTTATAACGTCCAGATCTGGACGAAGGACAGCGGCCGCGGCTGGTGCTATGCCGGAAACGGCAAGTTTTTAAAGACTGCAGGCGAGGTTCTGAGGTATGGCAAGGAACGCGCTGATTTTTACAGTGCTGACATGTACAAGGATTTTTACGCCTGCATGAGTGAGGAAGACGTTGTATATTTTGTAGGGGTTTACAAGTGGCACGCCTTCCGCGTATATCCAGATGGAAAAATTGCAAAGGCAACTGAGCAAGAACGCGAATTGGCCGGAAAATGGCTTGAAAGAGAGAAAGGAAAGCGATGATCACAACAAAAATTGTCTTGCTGGGCGATACTCACCCGGCAAGGCTTCGCGGTTATGGTTACAGTGTGCAGATTTTTGTAGATGGCGAATATAGCGATATTTGTAAGCTGTGCCGGACTCTGGCAGATGCTGAAAGCTACGCTAAGGAATTTTAAGTTTTGCGTTTCTCCGCTTTAGGCGGCGAGGTTCACGACCTGGGGACGCTATTTGGGCGGTGTGATCGCCTCCGGTGAGGGCTACCCATGCGGTTATAAGTGATCTATACCCGGCGCAGGTGCTGCGATAAACCCCGGCGAGGTTGGCAAGAGGTTGAGACAAGAGCGACGCCGTCAAAATACAAGGGAAAAAAACATCAACCGCAAATGCGGAGGCGCTAACGTCCGCAAACGGCACGAGATCCAGAAAGCTGTATAATCGTCTGGACATCTAGCAGCTTATGCATCTGCTAACACAACCGATTGCATACGAGATGGAAACCAGCGAAAAAGGTTAAAGGCTGTAAAGGTCAGGCGGTGCGGAAAGCTGCGGCAAGTACGGTAAAAACTGACAGGATAAAGGAAAGACCGTCTGGGGGTCCGTTACCCCTGTAGTGCCGGGGTGATCCGGTAAAAGATTTGAGAGCTACACGAAACGGCGTCATGCACTACTTGCCACATTTGGCAAGCATCACGGAGATAATAAAAAGTAACTATATGGAAATAGCAATACATGCAAAACAATGTATGCACTGAACAAAGCAAAGAAAGGTTAAAACAATGATTTTACAGACAGTATCTATCAGTGCCGCGCCGCGAGAGCTGCATATAAAGCTTTTTAAGGTTCACGGTGAGGAGTGGGAAAAGCTGGTGCAAGAAATTGCAAGCCTTGACGCTGTGGCCCTTGTGTCATGGGCGCGAGTATTCGAGGCGGTAAAGGCTCCAGGTGTGGTGGCACACTGGGAAGTGCAGCACGAAATTGGCGGCAGGGCATACACAGAGCAGCGCATACTGCACGCATCCGTAAAGAATCCGGGCTGCATTCAGTTTTCTACAGCTCACATCTACCCAGACGAATATATCCCGGTGATGGATTCACAGTTTAAAAATGCAGCTGATTTTTTCAGATATGAAGCGCCGCCATCAGCGGTTGTTATTGTTGAAAAGGTTGCGTGACACGGAAAGAGGTGATAAAATGAAGGTAATCTGGGAACCAGGCCTGCAGATTGAGAAGATGTGCAGCAGTGCAGAGAGTGCTATTGTTGCGGTCAACGTCCGGCAGTATATTGATTTTCTAGGTGGAAAATGGAGAAACCATTTTGTTACAAAGCGGCAACTGTTTGCAGCAAAAGAGTTGTCAACGAATAACGGAAATTTTAAGACACTTGCTAGCAATGGGCGCTTAGAGCTTTTTAATGCGGTAACAGATGAGGTTGAAAAAGCCAAGAACTTTTTGTATAATATTTACAATATGCAAACAGTACTGCTATCTTATAATAGTGCATATTAGCAAAGAAAGGAAGGGCAAATATGAATTGGGAAAATTTGCTGAAAGTGTATGAAGATATGGGTGTTGAGGATATTATCCCAATAGCCCATACAAGAATTTTACCACATATAAAGGTATTGCTCGATGAAAATGGAAATTACATAGGGGCGATGTTAAATGGTAAAGACCGTTTTACTATTCCATGCACCATTGAATCTGAATCAAGGACAAGTGGAAACAATCCACATCCGATTCATGACAATATGCAATATTTGTCGGCAGACTATAACAAAGAAAAACACGACAAATATATGGAACAATTAGAAGCCTACATTTCTGAAGTAGATGACAAATTGGCAAAATCAGTATACAGATTTGTTCAAAAAGGATTGATGAGGGATGTTTTACAAGAATTTCTAAAAAAGATTCCTTATCCAGAAGAAAAAACTGTTGTTTGTTTTGTAATGGCTCCGCAGGAAGAATTGATAAGAGCAAGTTTTAATGGAGAATATGAAAAATATTGCCTGAATCTTCTTCGATCAGGAGACGGGCAAAACAAACAATGGAAAGACTATTATCTTCACAGTTTGGAACCAAATGGAATGTGTAGCATTACAGGAAATAACGATTTTATTCCTGCAACTTATCCGAAGGGCATTAGATTTGCAGGTGATGGGGCAAAACTTTTTATTGCGTCATCTCGTAATATTATGTCGAAAGGAATGCCGGCTCTTACACCTGGCTACATAGCGTCACAAAAAAATATTGCATACGCTTCAATGTCTGTGCTTTGAGGGACCACAATGGGCAAATCAGGTAATGCGCGACAATTTAAAATCTTTTAAAGAAATTGATTTAACAGCGGATGAAGAGAAAATAGTGGAAAGGTATATAAAAAACATACTTAAAGAAGGTAAGGCGAGTCAAATAACTTCTGAGTGTAAATAAAGGTTGGAGAGTGTAAGAATTACTAATTGAAAAGACCGAAAAGGATGTGAAAATGGCACTGAAAGTGATTCGAAAGCAAAAAATTGAGAGAGGGAATGAAGATGAATGATTGGTAAATATAATATTCAGATAGGTGATAAGTTTGGGCAATGGGAAGTAATAGGGCAAGGCAGCAAGCCCTATTACTCAAAGTGCAGATGTACTTGCGGTACGATTAGAGATGTAAGCAACAGATCTCTTTGCGCTGGTGATTCTAAATCTTGTGGATGCAATAAGGAATACTTAAAAGCCAGACGAAAAGAATCTTTGGTTAAGACTGGTGATCGTTTCGGAATGTGGAAGGTGATTGGTGAATCAAGTAGACCGTATTCAGTTCTATGCAAATGTGACTGTGGGACAGTTAGAAACGTATATAGTCGTATGCTATTAGCAGGTAAATCTAAATCCTGTGGGTGCAATAAGGAGTATGTAAAAACTACCTCTAAAAAAATATCCGAAACCAACTTGAGAATTGCACAGAAAAAAGTCGGAACTAGTATCAATGGATTTAAAATTGTAAGTATTTTTAAGAAAAAGGGGGAGAATGTTTTTTATTGCAAAGCTATATGCCCAGTTTGTGGAAAAGAAACAGAAACCCAGTTGTCCAGATTGAAAAAAAATTATATGTGTGTAAATTGTAACCGTAATAATGGGGACTTTTTGAAAGAAATACAGAAAAGCTGCTATGTGGATGGTTCTTGCTTGCCAAGCATTAGATCAAGAGAAAATGGAACTGTCAACAAAAATTCTAGTACAAAAGTAAACGGGGTTTCGCTTCAAAAAGACGGAAGCTATAGAGCATATATAACATTTAGACATAAACAATATCATTTGGGAGTATATGCTAGTCTGGAAGAGGCAGCATCGGCACGCAAAGAGGCTGAAAAAAAGCTCTTTGGTGAATACATAAAGAGTCATCAGGGATGGGAAGATGAGCTAAAAGAAATCGGAAAGAGACATAGAAAAAAACCATAATAAAAAGTAGGGATAGAGTCAAATCTATCCCTATTATTTTACAGTTCTTGACAGTATTTTACATTACTTTACATTATTATACATTATTTTACTGTAAAATAATGTCAAAATCTATCGGCTTTTCTTACGGCGTTTCTTCTGCTTCTGCTGCTTGTATTCGGTTCTTATGACTGTGATATTTCCGACAGTTTCCTCGGTTCTGATGCGCTTCAAACTGCCAACATAGGTTATTATGCTGATTTCATGTTTTTTTCCACTTCTACTACCCATATCATCCCCTCAACTTTCTCGTAAGCTGCTGTCCAAACGATTCTCGATACGTGATTTTTACGTCTGTGTCCACATCAATTGGGCGGCCAACGACTAAAATTTCTGCAGGATGGAGTCGGGAACACATTTCTTTGAAGCCCTGTCGATAACACTCCTTGCCTTGATCGGTGAAGCAACCGTTTGTGCTGATTGCCAACGTACTCTCTTCTGGCAACCCTTCAAAGCAAAAATCAAACGTCTCTGCATTTCCCCAACCTACAGTCGGGATGACGTTGCATCCATTCATAAAGAGCCACCATGCCAGGGCACGGCTCCTGTACACTTGATGCAGCTGCATGACCTTTGGCATAGAGTCGTAGAATGAGAAGTCAGGAGCACAGATGTATTTAAAATTTTCAAGTGTTGGAAGATACTTTTGTGGCTGATTCCACAATGGCTCGAACCGTGCATCATCAATAAAAAAGTGGCAAAGCGCCTTCTTCGGATTTTTTTCTTTCGCCGCCTCACAAAATGATACTGCATTAAGCCCACTCAGAGCAGCATGTACTGGGAGCAGTTTTGGAAAGCCCAGTGGAGTAAGTTCGGATTGATAAAGATATCGCTCACGGAGAACATCTTTTTGCGTGTGAATCTTTGTATACATCTGCCTTCCTTTCTGACACATTGTCTAAAATCGTGTGTATTGTGATCTTTATTTTATGCACAGTACTTAATTGCATCGCTTCCTAAAAGCCGATATATAAGTTCATCTGCAACAGTTACTATACTCCTGCCAAAAAGACTTATAAAGTCTGCGACAATTTCCTCTGTTTCAATCGGGATAGAGTATCCGTATTCCATTGCGTGAACGTGTGTCAATTCATGGCACAGCACTTTATCAATCATCTGGTTTGACAGATCATTACACATAAAGACGGTCTTTAAATTGTTGTCGGTTACACCGAGAGTATATGTTCCGTCACTGCGTTGCAACTGCGGATCGCCAGGATTGACAAAGCAAACTTGCCAAGTGCTGTTATTTACTGTAAAAAACATTTGATACCCCCATTATAGCACATTTATAGCAAATGTGCAATTGAAATAAAACCGGGAGCATCTGCCCCCGGTTGTACCATTGATTATATACGCTGTACCCAGTTTGTCATCTTGGTTTTCATCATTGTTTTTTCGGAAGCTGAAAGCCCTGGCATGATCTCTTTAAGATCTTCGTCAATGACGGCCAACAAGGACTCAAGCCCTCGCATGTTTGCGTCATTGTCTTCTTTAGTGTTAGCTTTGTGCATGTCCTTAGTCTCACTGTATGACCTTCTAGCACGGTCATATCGGCTTTCTGACTTCATTCCCATATCTTCTACACTTCTACCATCTGACGGCATTTGGGAGCCTCTACGTGGGTCAGAGTAGTACATGCGCCCAAAGCGGAGTCTATCAAGATCACGCATACGCTCTTCTTCTGGCATATCAGCCCATTCATAATACATTTCTGGTGTCATGTGCCAATAAGGTGGTTCGTCATAACCGCGTCTGCCTGTGGTTCTTGTCCCTCTACCCTTTGGGGCAAATCTGCCGTTAGCGTATCTGTAGCGGTCGTAATAGCGGCGTGACGGGTAATCACCGTATTGCTCAACCATTTCCATGATTTCATCATCGTTTTGCAGCTTATCCATTGCCTCAACGATGCGATAATCTTTATCAAAGCAAGCAATGTTCTTAACAATTTCGGTCCAATCTTTTAAATCATCAAGATTCTGACCTTCGAAATTATCAATTCCGATAGCTTTGGCTTTTTCTTTGACACATTCTAAGATCTCTTTAGCCCATTTATGCATAGTCTACCTCCAATCAAGCAACTCTATTCACTATAAGGTTTGCGTTAGCAACTTCAATAGCAACGCCACTTGTATTCTCAACTGCAATATTTACGCAGCAGCCACGTGGAACACTGATAAAAATGCCTGAGGACACATTGTTGAATTGAGATACTGCAGCGGGTGTTGAAATCATTTTGGAAGCAAGCACCGGCTCACCACTGATAGCAATTGCTAATGATATAGGAGCCACAGTTCCCCCAGCTGGAAGAGCTATATTCGCGGAGAAGTTTACAAAAAAACGTGCCTGACACTGATTCGTAAGACCTCTAAGAGTAATGATTCCACTGCCTTCACGGTGCTGTATGCAGTTTGAACCCTTAATAGATGTGTTTGTAAAAGTTACATTTTCATTTGCCGCAACTTCCTGCGTTGCGACTGCAACATATTCTGCCATTTGATACCTCCTTAAAATAAGGGACAGGCTCTATTTCGAGTCTGCCCCTTTGCTGATAGTAATACTGCGTTAGTTAGCAGACATAACCGTTTTGGTTAAGATACCGATATTTAATTTTGTCAGCAGTTGCAACCACTATTGCATCCGTAATACACGTTTGGGTTAGGAACTTGATATGACGGAATCGGTGCTGGATTAACTGCGTTGATGATCTGCTGTGTCTGAGATGCCATTGCTGTGGTAAGCAGTGCACTCTGGCGATCCTGTGAAGCAGCTCTGCGAAGATCATTGTTCTCAGCCTGTAAGGCAGCAATCTTGTCCTGGCAAAGGTAGTCAAGCAGCGCACGGGTATTTGCATTGGCATTGTCAATGATATCACGTGTATTGGTTGCTGCATTATAGTTTAACTGGCAGAAGCCTTTATCAATGGACTGCTGAATTGCATTTGCTTGTGTAGCCATGTTATAATTGGTGTTAGAGAGTGCCTCTTTGTTGTCACAGCAGCATTGTGCGAGTTGTGCCTGCAGAGCATTTGTATTTTGCATATTGGCTACGGTATCAGCGTTGATAGCCTGCTGAATGCCATATCCAGTCTGCATGATGTTTGTGTTGATTCCGTTGAATCCAGTTAACATGCTATTGTTAACTGCGTAGAATCCGTCACAAAGACCATTATTGATTCCGTCTAACTTTCCAACAATCGCTTGGTGATCAAAACCACGCTGAATTGCGCTATCTGTGTAGGCTGCCGCGGTAGAACCCATGCCACCACCGTTGTTGCCCCAACCGCCGAAGCCATTACCCCAGCCGAAAATGGCGAAGATCAAAACGATCCAAATAAGCCCCCAGCCGTCGTTGCCCCAGCCGCCGTTGTTATTGCCGTTACCATCAATGCTAGCCACTAATGGTACACTACAGTTTCCTGAGTTAAACATACTATTTACCTCCGTAATAATTTTTTATATACATAATCTTGCAAGAATTAGTATCATTTTTAATATTTTTGTGTTATAATATCTTTGTGCAGATAGGGAATCGCGACCCGAAAATCACAATGCCTAGTGACTTCTGCACGTTTATTGGTAGGCGATTAAAAACACGAAAGGCAAGGTGTTGTTTTTATGCTCAAGTATCACATTTCCGATTATAAAGGGAAAAAATATGGCCATCTTACTGTAATTTCACAATCAAAAAATTCAGATATCCCAAATGGGTTTGATTTCAAGTGTGATTGTGGAAGAATTATCTCCTTTGCTCCTGACAGAGTTATTAAAGGCCATCAGAAATCTTGTGGGTCCTGTTCTTACTCAAGGAAGCCTAAGATCAGCATAGATAATTATATAGGTCAAAGATCTAATATGCTTACAGCAATAGGTCTTTCAGAAAGAAGGCCATCTGATAAAAGGCAGTATATTGAGTGCTTATGTGATTGTGGAAATAAAGTTAGGGTATTGCCTTACCTGTTTAAAAATCACAAAGTGAAAAGTTGCGGTTGTTTGCTAAAAAATAGTCCGGCATATATTGATGGAAGAACTAAAAATCCACTATATGGGCTATGGAAAAACATGATCGGACGTTGTGAAAGCCCAAACCATCCAAAGTATTACCAATATGGCAAACGAGGAATAACCGTGTGCGAAGAATGGCATGACTTTTGGAAATTTGTAGAATGGTCCGAATCTATTGGTGGACGTCCTGAGAACTACACACTTGATCGAATTGACAATAATGGTAACTATGAGCCAAATAATTGTCGTTGGGCAACTTCTGGAGAACAAGCTATAAACAAATCAAATAATTTGAATATAGAGTATAACGGAGAAACCAAAACTCTAAAAGAATGGTCTGATTTGCTCGGAATAAGTTGGGATGTTCTTCATAATCGCCTCCGAAAAGGTTGGACTGTTGAAAGAGCTTTTACAGAAAAAGTGTATAAGTAGTTTTTCTAATGGGTGATAAAATTTCACCCATTATTTTATTCCAAATTGACTTTTTATCTGGCGAACAGCATCATCAACATTTATCCCTTTTTCTTTACAAAGGTTGCGTGCTAATTGTTCTACACCCTTTGTATCGCCTTTGTTTGCCATATCCATAGCATTTTTTAAAATAGGATTGCTCATGGCTTGGCTGTTTCCGGCCATCTGCTGCAAAAACTGCTGTGGATTCCTCATGGCTTGAAATAGCTGAAATGGATTATTCATTCTCATTTGCCTCCTTCTTTAAGCCTCCGGACCTTTTAGGCACTATTTTAGGCATCAGTTCATCAAACTTCTTTTCGAGGCTATCAAATCTTGCCATAAATGCCTCTGTAGCCTCGTCAGATAGCCCCATTTTCATTTTGGACATGTCGGCTGAACTATTCGCCGCATTTGGCTGTGAAGCTGTGTACGGCTTATATACAATCGTTCTAATGGTTCCATCTGCATTCCACGATTTTGTATAGATCTCTGACATGTCTTGCTTTGGGAATACGGCAACTGAGCCGTCCATAGGTACATCGTTCGCAGTAATTTGTTCGACAGCTTGCACGACCTTTCCGTTCAAACCAGCCTGCTGCTGTGGCTGAATGCTTTGCTGTTGATTAAAAAGCGGCTGGTTTTGCTGCAGATCGTAACGCGGCTGTTGATATTGATACGGGTAATAACTATTATATTGGCCATACATTGTCTGTTGGTTGTACGGTTGATACATCTGATTTGGTATCGGCATCGTCGATTATCACTCCTTCCTCGTCAAGGACCTCTCCAATAGCTTGAATCATTGCTGATTGATACTGCATTGGAATCATACATACATCTGGTCTTTCAAATATTTTAGTTAAAAATGATTCAGGAAACATCATTCACACCTTCCTTCGTCTTATTCTGACTGTATTGTGCCATAAAAATAAGATGTAAAAACGACAGGGATACGACATGTTAACGACAAAAAGAGCTGCCAGATAAACTGACAACTCTTTTAAAGAATATTTTACTGCAAATAAATGTCAACTATTGTCAAATAAAGTTAAATAATGTAAAGAAATGTAAAATACACTATTACAACATCTGCAATTCCTCTCCTGTGTCTTTTGATGTGAGTTTGATAGAAACGTCATATCCTAATGCTTCGGATATCTGACGTATATCACTTTCTCTAAAATTATTTAATCTAAGCTTTTTGGACACATTGGACTGAGAGCATCCTAATAGTTTTGCAAGCTGAGTGCCGTCCATCTCTTTCTTAAACATTATTGTTTTTATGATGGTTGAAAACGTGTTTTTATTTTCTGAATCCACTTAATCACCTTCTTCCTTTGATTTAAGCTCTGCCTTGTAAGAAATCAAATGTTCTTTTACAGCCTCAAGGTCATTAGATTCCTCTGGTATCAATCGGTTGAGATAATACAAAAAAGAATTATAAGCCTTTGCTGTGCAATAATACTTTTCCTTGCCATTCACCGTAACTATTCGACCTCTAAATGATGTCGGGGATGCATTATCAATTAAAGATTTGGAAAAGCTCAATGCAGACTGCTTAACTAGTTTTTGGAAAATTTTAAATTCGGCGGCATTTGACGAAAGAAATCTGGCCCAAATCAAATCCAGGTCACTAGAAAACTCATATTTTTTAAGTTCAGTTGGATTTTGCTTGCCACTAGCCAACTGAATGTTGTATGACAATACGCCAATTTCATTTGTGATATAACGGCACAGCTCAATGCCAACAGATATGTAATCTGCAAAGTTAGGATCGAGATTTGCTGTAAATCTTTTTGAACATTCATCAACAAATTTCATCGCCTTGGAGTCATACATCATTCCGCAAGTTTGAAAGCCTGCGCTGCTAATTCCGATTAAGCGCAACCATGTAACAGTATCTTGATTGTTGCAAAGTATCTTGTCGAGTAGTTGCCACAATGGAACATCGTTAAATAAGCGAAGTGGTTTAGCACTGTTACTATTTAAAATGTAAAGTGCCATGGTTTCAGCTGTAACACGTTCTTTATCAAAAAATTCCCCACCTAATGCATTAAATCCGGTTACAATCCCGTTTTCACGCTTGAGAAATATCCTGCGCGATTGGTGCGTGAATAATTCCGCTGGGTTAGAAGGTGGATCAATCTTTTTGCGTTCATCGGATCGCGGCAAGCATTCCCATATCGGACAAGGCTTAGACCATAGTTCTCCATTACCATTCTGTAAAGGAACTAGGTTCATCATAAGTGTTTCAAAAAGATTTCGCCCGATTGCGTAAACAATAGTATTTTGCCCCAACCATCCAATACTGATTGACGGCAAACCTGCCCTACTTGGCTTTACAGAAACATCGTCATACCCATTGATAAAAAGAAGCCATCTAGCCGCTTCTGCATATGTTAGTTGCATTTTTGCTTCTCCACTTCTTGTCGCAAAAATTCGTACCTTGTTGTTACTTTCAGAAATTTCTCCGTTTAACTTTGCAGCACCAAAAGCAGTTCCTTTTTTAGCTTCGTTTGCCTGATAGAATGGAGCATCAGGCTGAAAAAGCCAGAAACGTTCTCTACATTCCTCTAAATATTTTAAAAACGCTTCTGGGAAATGACCGAGATTCCAATAGCTTTTCCAACGGCTGATTGCTTCATCCCTGTTTGAAAGTGGAATTTCATCACCGTTTGAGTCGAATCTTGCAAATCCAGAATGAGCAATTGCAAGAAGCAGCCGTATCATTGCGACATTTTGAGTATCTGTTTCACCTGCCAAATCCATGTATTCATGACTGTGGGTGAAAACATCTTTGAGTGAAATTTCTTTAACAGTATAATTTGGAAGTAATACACGCACCCAGTTTTCATCAAGCAAATTAAATTCTTTCTTCATATATATCCTTCTTTCTGCAGTTCTTTACTTTATTTAACGGTTCTTTACTTTAAAATAATGTCAAATAAGGTTAAATACTGCTATTTACTAATATATATATTTCTTGCAATGCATAATCTATATTTATACGGCTCAAATATCCGATTTTTGCATTCCAATCTTGAGCCTGTGCGATCATGGCATAATACAGTTTGTGGCTCAGGTGAGCAGTTACGAAGAACACAAAGTCAGATTTTTTTAATGCAGCGTTGCGCACAGTGCTGACATCTCCTGCGCTGATATATTGCCAATCTGGAAGATAAGTTTTGAGCTTCTTTATCAAGCTTGGATGCCCTCCTACAATTGTTACACTAACGTTTTTAAGCTGCTGAATTTGCTCTTTAGGCAGTTCATTTGCAATTTTGGTTTCTGAATCGTTTTCCAGCGAAAATATATGCTCTCGCAAAGCATAAAGCTCCCTACGTTCACCCTCTACCTTTTGCAGTTCGGATTTTAGTGCATCATTCTTCTGCTTGAGCAGTTTTATCTGATCAGATAAGCACTGAATCTGCTCGGTATAAGCTTTTTGTTCAGAAATCCTACGTTCCTGAGATTCAGATAATGCAGATTTTGCTTGAAGCAATTCATTTTTAACACTCTCTACTTCAATATACACGTCTTCACGATTGTGTTGGAAGTAGTATTCTTTAGACTGCTTATATGCCTTACACATAGCTAATATATAGCTCGTATATTTTGCATAAGTCAGGAAATCCTCACGTATTCCTCCTCTTTTTCCGTGCGTATAAGCAATTGCTAGTGCTTCCAGATCTTCATGTGTGAACTGTAATTCAGAAAAAAATAGAAACGCTTGAAAGTGACTCAATGTCAAACACTGTAGTGTATCCAAATTCCTCATCTTTTGGCGCTAACTGGATCTGCTTAAATAAATCTTTTGGAAGTTGACTAATGTATGATTTTGCTCTTTCCTGAAAAGCACAGTCATATTTCTTTAAGCCTTTTTGTATTCTGCGTTCTGGATTGTATCCGTAGTTTGCAATAAAGCAAAGTAATTCATCACATTTTTTACGTTCTTGCACTAACTCTTGCGGCCACATATTTAAAAAGTAATAGCCTGCAAATAAATGGCCATTAAAATTATCGTCCGAAACATGATCTGACTTTGCAAGCTTTGCATAAATGACTTCTCCGATTACACTATCAAAATGAAGCGGTTCGTCTTTTGGAAGCCTTTTAAAAATGTTGTATAGCTTTCTGTATCCCTTTTTGAAAAGAATATCCAAAGAAGTCTGTGCTTGTTCATCTTCTGTGTAGCTATATTCGACGATTCCGAGTGCTTTTTTATAAGCTTCTTCTGTTTGCAAAGACAGCTCTTCCGAAAATAAAGTATTGTAATATTCGCTCTGCTTTGCAGCATTATAATAAGCTACAGCATTCTTGCCATATTCGCTTTCTAAATCTAATCGTATATGGCGTGCAAACGCGATAGCGCAAGCGTAAAACGGTATCAAGTTTACTTGCTCCATAAAATGCCTCCTTTCTTTAATTTTAGTAAAGAATTATCTTGTGATAAAATTACCAAAATTTTATTTTTTGATTACGTAAATAGGATCTATTTTTTGATTTATTATAAATCTCATAATGCGTTAAATACATTGCAAAATCATCGTTCCATGCCTTTTCTAATTTGACCTTATATTCCGTAATATGCCCAGACTTATATATTCGTATCGCGTGATATCTGCCGTATGTATCGTCGCTATCTGTATGCCATATGAATAAATCTACATATCCATTGTAATAATCTTTTTTAACTTGTTTGTACATGTTACAGCATAATTCAGTTGTTGGCAAATCAAATTTGTCAATGTAATTAAATGCCATTGTAAACTCGCCACTCGCAAACACAGTTAATGCTGATACAATATCAATTGTTTTCATATTATTAGCGGATAGTAAACGCCGTAACGATTCTGCAATATTACAATTCCGTTCATATATCACATCGTCAAGTTTTCCTTCTGCAATAGCATTTTTAACACTAACTATTCTTTCATAAATCTCATTACTTACCATAATAAAATCCTCCTTTTAACAATTTTTAACAGTTCTTTACATTATTAACCCTTTTTTAAATGTCAAATAATGTAAAGAATTATAGATCATGTGTCCGCATGTATTCCTCGATGGCAAAGCAAGCAAATCCTGCTAGGGTGCGGCCTGACTTACGAGCGGCTTCTGAAAAGGCTGCCTTTTGCGATTCAGTACACGATACACTGAACTGAATCTTACGCTCAGCTGCAGGGACTTCTCTGCGCCCTACATACCCACCATTTGGACCAATCTTTGGAGTTGGGTTATATCCAGGCGTATACACTCTGTTTGGATCAACTGGAGCGGAGACAAATACTGATTTTTTTTCCACCGGCTGGATGCTTGGAATTTCAGTTTCGCCAGTATCTGCAAAATCAATGCCGGCTGTCACATCAAAAGAAGTGGTGGTGGTGTTATCTTTCTTTCTCATATCAAATTACTCCTTAATAAGTCAATGTTTCTTCCAGTCTAGTTTCCTCTACTGGAGTTGCGTCTGGAAAATCTACGAACTCCAAATGGTAGCAATTGCCACAGTTTTTTAATGTGGCTGGATAAAAGTATCTTTTTTCCATAAATCCTCTTTCCACGCCCTGTTAGACGCTTTTTTATTTGCCTTGCTGAGATTTTTTATAATCTTTCGGTCACAATCACAACCAGCAGGCAAAACCCGCCTTCCGAAGGTACTTTTCTCTATCCATTCGGAAATCCCTTCGTGGCAGGTTCTTATTTATGCTTTCTAAGTATGCCTTACGACAAGCGTCTGTCGTGAGTTTCTTTGATAGATAGTCGTAGCAAAGACCCCACCCATCGAAAAAAACATTGACACTTTCGAGAGCCGCTATAACCTCGGACTCTGTTTCTGCACCCTTGCTTGCGGCAATTATCTCGTCGCAAGTTTTGGTGTACTTGTCATGCTCTCGGTACTCCTCAAACACATTTACAGTAAAAGCATCTTCTCTCATAACAAACCTCATTTCTCCCCGTTTTGGCGATAGGACACCAGTTATTATTATTTGTTTTGCGTTGTGGCTATAACCACGTTTCCGCCAATAAAAGATATATTCAATATCCCTTATTGGCAGAATCTAAGTAGTTCTTTTGTGAACTGCATATAGTCAATGGCAGCGTTACACTTTGAATCAAATTTCATGAGAGTTGTTCTGGTTGCCTGTGCCTTTTGTACAGCAATGCTTTCACGAATAGTTGTGCAAAAAACCTTTGTGTTGAGCTGCTTGGCAATTTCTTCTAAAGAATTTTTAACTTCCTGAGCGAGGAGTTGACGGCTCTTATATTTTACTAGTAAGAGTCCTGCAACCTCTAGGTTAGGATTATTTCTTTTCTTTACGCCTGTGATGGTTCTGTTAAGTTCTGAGAGGCCTTGAATAGCATAACGGTCTGCAGTGACAGGAATGATGACCTTGTCAGAAGCAATTAAACAATTTTTAAGTAATTTGTTGTCAGCCGGAGCTGTATCAATAATAACGTAGTCATAGCCACTTAATTCAGAAAGAGCGTCTTTTAGTCTAAAATACTCATTCCCGTCACTTGGGAATCTTTGATCTGCTGTTTTCAGCTCTGGATCGGACGCAACTATGTCGCCTATTTCTGTTTTTTGAATAGCTTCCGCGATTGGAAGCGGATCTTCAATGTCTAAAATAACATCGTAGAGAGTCGCCGTATCTTTGGACACTGCTCTATAAGTGTCCGTACTATTGCCCTGCGGATCAGCGTCAACCAGTAAGACCTTCTTGTTTTGCGACATTAAAATTGACGCAAGTGTAGTGGCTGTTGTGGTCTTTGCAATTCCACCTTTTTGGTTTGCAATACATATTACTTTCATAGTGAAGCCTCCTTTGTGATTACATTATTCTACATTATTTTACAATTCTTAACATAATTTGACATTTCTTTACAGTAAAATAATGTCTTTTCCTTTCTCAGTTATAGAATACCTTGTTAGAACTAAAAAGTCAATAGTTAGAACTAAAAAGTTATAAGAAATATCTTTGAAGTTATGTAAAAACATTTCTTTACAGTAAAATAATGTTAAAAAATGTTGTAAAAATCCCCTAGCATCATAAATACCAGGGGACTATTTATAGTTGGTTTATTTTTAATTTTATGTCAGCAATCCTGCGGTCAACCGTCCTAGTCGACACAGATAACCGGGTTGCTATTTCGCTGATAGATTTGCCTTTAGACAACATGTCGAATGCTATCTCTTCATCCTCCGTGAAATTACCTCTGAGCCTGTAATCGTCAAGCTCAGGCTGAGTAAGTTTATGTAATTTCACGGATTACATCACAACTCCTGGATTGTCAATTCCTTTTCATTGGTTCTTCTCAAAACGATTAACTGCCTATCCAGTTCTGGAATTTTCCAACCGTCTACAGATTCGGAATCGTCAATGATAATCGGAAGAGTAGTGGCATACTTCTTTTGAAAAGCCTTGCAGACATCCATCTCAATCAAGATCCTCGCACCATGGTTGAGGTTTCTGGCATACGGTTCACCCTTTACGCAGAAGTCACATGTTTCTTCAAGATCACCATTCACAAGCTGTCTGAAGAATTTAACTTGGCAATACTCTAAGTACTCGTTTACTTTGCTTTCCAGAAGTTCATGCTTACAGATGTTGAAGCGTTTAAGCAAGTCAAGCTGTGCTTGCGTATCTGCAATTAGTTGTTCATTCTTTCGACGCTCAGCGTTAAGCTCTGCAATCCTTGCATCAATCTTGATATTGATTTCGGTTTTTGCAAGCTCTGCTTTTAAGTCAGATAACTGATGTTGAAGATTATTTTCTTCTGCCTTGAGCTGTGCAAACGTTGCATTTGCAGTATTTGCTTCTAATTGGCTTTCAAGCTTTGCGATTTCTGCAGATCTGGTTTTTGCCGTCTCGTCTGGCTCTGCTGGAGGTACAGCGGATATAGCTTTTTTCTGCGCAATTAAGTATTCAACAGTTCTGGATTTTTCACCTGACTCTTCTCGAAGAGCAGAAAGCTCTGCATCTGCAGTATTGAACTTTTCGCGCAAAGCATCAATAGCTTCTTTGCATTTCATTCCATTGTCTGTGATTTCCTGCAACTTTTCTTCCTTTGATTCTTCAAAATGCTTTCGCATTTCATCCTGCTGATCAGATGGATACTCACGCTTACAGTACGGGCAAATCAGCGAATTTTCATCAAACTGCATATCTTTATTGCTTTTCCAGTCACTTGAAAGCTTCAAACGCTTAGTTTCAAGATCTCGAATTTCAGAGTCAATCTGGTACAATTCATGTTCCTTGGCGTTTAAATTGTTATTTGATAGGAAAAGTTCTTCCTTTGCTGCCATAATCTGAGCATCTAAATCGGCAATTCTTTTCCTGTTTTCAGCATTAGCGTCATCAGCGGCCTTTAATTGCTCCTGCTTCAACTTATAAATTTGTGCCTGAATTGCACGCTGCTCATCAAATGCCTTTTGCACATCGGCTTGTTTACTCTGGTTATCTTTGATTTTGCTTTCGATATCTGCAATTTGACTGTTTATCAAGCCTTCATCAATGACAATTTTCTGCTTTTCCACCTCATCAATGCGGCTTGGAAACTCTTTGCGAATATCAAGCAGTCCTTTAGTACCATTCCTTCCACGTCTGCCATTCAACATAGTGTTAAATTTTGACTTCAATTCATCAACACTGCCATCATCCAGCAGTGGGAGAAGAGGGGAGAACTCTGGAAAACGTTCACAAACCTCTGCATTGGAACATGTTCCAAAGGTGGATTCCAAGATTGATCTGCAGTCAGCAGCACTTTTTGACAAGAGTGTTTTAGCGTTGATCAAGTTTGAAAGTGCGCTCACAGGAACTAATTCTTCTGCGATAAAATCTTCATAGTCACACTTCTTTTTAGGAATATCATTGATATAATAGTCAATAACATTACCTGTGAAGTCACCCTTTTTATTGTAGTTCTGACGAGAGACTTTTTTGAATGTTTTGTTGGAACCGTTAATCTCTACGGTCATCTCGACTGTAACCTCGATATCATCGATCTCGTTACCTGATTTATCGTGTGGTCTGATTCCAGTAATTTCTTCGCCGTTCTCACCCCTGCAATTCAGTACCCAAAAAATAGCTCTCTTAACTGTGCTTTTTCCAGATTCATTACATCCAGATACCTCTGTCTTATTGTATAAATCTGTGTCTACAGCTTTTCCATTGTAAAAACTGCAAAAATTATCTAACTTCAAATGCTTAATTCTCATCGTTTTTCCTCTTTCCTTCGTCATCAGTTTCATTTGTGCTTGATGCAGTACACAAAGCAACTGCAAGCACACCAGTAATTCCGCCAAACAATAACCCTACTATTAAACCAATTAAAAAATCCATATTATTCGCCCTTTCCGCTTACAGAATCTATCTCAAATGAGAATCCGGTTCTATCTTCAAGCTCTTTCATAAAACGTTCAATGTCTCCATTGTACTCTTTTGAGAATTTGTCAACATAGTCCATTGTTTTCTGTATTCGTTTGGCGATTGCCTCGGCCTTCCAATTAGGACAAGTATCTGCCAAAGCAAGCCCAAATGATGTTAATATGATGCTGTATATGTTGTCCACAGCGTCTTTATTTGCCTTTTGGTAGTATTTGTCATAAAGCTTGCGATCAACGTCTCGTGCAATATTTTCTTTTAATAAAGCAATTCTTATGCTTTCTTCCGCGCCTGTAATTCGCTGCTCTACGACTTTGTTTCCTTTTTTCGCTTCTCTTTCAGCCCGTCTCCTTTGTGCTCGTGTCATCTGTGTGCTCCTTCCTATATACTTATTTCAAACTCTGGCAAGCAAGGTTGCTTGCCAGTCGAGCTGATTCCTCGAATCTTTTGAATTTCTTTTTGCTTCGTCAAAACTGTTGCATACGTTCTTAAAAAGTTACTCTGGACCACTGTTTCAAGATCTGTTTGTTCTGTTTTAGCCCATTTTTCCAGATTGCCAGGACTTCCAACAGCTCTTTGAACACATGATGGCAGTTTTTCAAATTCCTCTTCTGCATGATATGTACTATTGGAAGCAGCAGTGCGAACCATAGCCCATGCTTCCAAACCTGTTGGAATTTCTGGTTGGTTTAATAATGCTATTTTTTCAACAATTTGCCCTATTGTTGGGGCGAATCCTTTACTCTCAGTGAGAATATAGGCTCTCAGTGCTGCGTCAACCTGTGCATACGTGTAGTCTGATAGTAGCCTAGCCCAAATTTGAGCGGTAGCATCAATATCTGCGACTTTATAGTTTGGATATGCTACAGTCATCACTAGCATTATTTTTTTTGCATCATTCTCAGTCATCGGATATACTGCCTAAAATGGCATCAAACTGTGAACGCTGTGGATTTTGTAGCTTTCTTTCGAATGTTTTTTCTGCCCTTAACGGGAAAATGCCTATCCAACAGTTATCAGTGGACTGATTAAGCAGCTGAATCTTTAAGTCCTTATCTCCATGAGACAAAAACTCAAGCTTGATCATTGCTCTTTCAAGAGCTTTTGAAGTCAGCGGTTTCTTTATCTTTGTTCTCATCGAAGCATAATCACTTAACGCCTCGTCAAGTTCTGGATCATCTGAGTACTTTCCAGATGCTTTTGCAGTAACAGTCAGTGCCTTTGCATCAGTGTATAATTCCTGCATGGTTCTTGCTGCTTCTTCATAGCCTAGTCCGTGTAATGCTTTAATCGTATTTATTACGTTTTCTTCATACGGCTTGCTTTTGACTTTTGCTATCAATTCTTTCCTTGTCATTCTCGCCATTCCTTTCTGATTCGTTAAATGCCAGATAACACATGATTCCGCAATCCTGCATTATTTCTTCGCTCATTCTTCCTCTGTTCGGGTCCAATTCGTCCAGAAATACGCCATTGATACAACTGTGTCCAATGTCTCGTTCAAGCTTCGCACGTGCTGCGAACACCTCTGGGAAGTCTTTTCTAATCTTGTTCCAATAGCCCATGCCGCCTTTTACACAGCCAATACAGTTGTTGTTATTGTAGCCCATATCGTACATTACAGGGCGCTTTATACCCAAACGATCAGCAAAAGCATGGCAATCTTGCTTAGACATTTTTTCCCTAATAAGCGGAAATTTATGCTTAAATTCAGGAAAATTTTGTACCATTTGCCTAGCTCTATGTTTTTCGTTCAAGTCCATTCCCCATACATACGTTAATTGGTATTGTAAGTGCTCATTTTCCCACTTTTTACGAACTGCTTTCTTTAACATTCCTGTACAAGGTGCTCCTTGCTTAGAATTTATAAACCTGAATTTTCTGGCTACATCTTCCACACAGTTAAACTCGGAAGATTTTAAAATTGTTACTTTCTTTCCAATAATTTTTTCTACATCGTGTAGAAACCTCAGACTGTCTGGGTGCTGATCAGCGATATCTATATATATCCATTCGTCAACATCCTTTTCCAAATATCCAGCAACAAAACTAGAGATTCCTGCTGATAACCAGCACACTTTGTATTTTTGCATAACACCACGCTACAAATGCATGTATCGTGGATCATAATTCGTTTGCTATCAATTGCGTGTGCAGCGTTTTCACTGCACACCTTTTCAGCCACGGTGTTTAAATTTTCTGATACGCCACCACGGGTCACTGCGCATCAACCCGGTTTACCGGGCATTCGTTATTCCTTTCTTCTTGATTCTACGTTTTCTGCGTTCGGGAAATTTGGTTTCCACGGTTCTGGTTGTGGCATCCACGCCACAACCTTACTCATTACTTTCATCTTTCTGCCTTGTGTTCCAAACGTATGCCAATCAATCGTATCTTTCCACATGCTGTCTGTATATTCTGTTTTTCTGCAGATCGCTAAGAAAATTTCTCCCCTTTTGGTTTGTACGATAACTGGGTCTGAATCATACTTAGTAGAAAACGAATTTTCAACAGCTGTTTTCTTCATTTCTGGCAATCTCTCTTCACATGTCACCCACGTTTGTGCTGTGGGTTCGTTATCAATTTCTGTAAATAGCGCATTCTTTAAACCCTCCGCTATCATTACCATATTGGATTGTACAAAATCCGAACGCTCATATCCTTCCTTGCTCTCGTCACAAATCTTTCCGATTCTTTCTTTTAATGCGTCTGCATCAATCAGTCTCATTTTCTTCCTCCTTTGCAAGCTCTAATACTGCACAAATTACTGCTTCTTTTATGATACTGTGAATAGACTTTCTATTTTCGCCTACCAAAATAAGCTCGTGCTTGATTGTATCATCATAATAACAACCGTCTCTGCATGTCCATTTACCATTATGCAGTTCCACGCAATATCCTTTGCTCTTCGATGCTTCCCCTCTTGCAGACCATCCAGCTCCCGTTTTTACAAAATAGCACGGATAGCTCACGAAAGGGTTTTTATATACTTTCATCCTCGTCCTCCTCTCTTACTGGGTAACTTACGTTTTCCCACTGATGGAACATTGCTGACTTTTTTTCTCACTCCCTGCTTAACATAGCAAGGGCGAAGCCCCCTGCACTACTTTTAATTCCGCGTTCATATTTGCTCCTCCCAGTAAAAACTCTGTCCGCACTGATCGCAAGATTTTGTTGCGCTTGGAACGCACGCAATGTGATAACTGCAAGATTTGCATTTGTAAACTCTATTTTCTATAATCTTGATTGGCTTCACTGATACCAGCTCATTAACTGCATTACTCGCAATCCTAAAAGCAGCTTCATTCTTGAAATGCTTCATTGCATCTTCCTTCAAGCCAGTTTTCCAACATTCTTTTCCCGATTTGCTTTCTGCATCGCTGCTTTCTTGTAAGATGCCAAGTATTTCGTCAGAGTCCATTTCAAATTTAATTTGTTCAGTCATTTGTTTTTCCCTTCATCAGCTTAATTTTCTTCCCACAGTATGGGCAGAAAACAAATTTTTGGATCATCCCATCAAACGATGTAAAACCAATCACATCTCTACAAGATGTTTCAATTTTTACAAGTGCTGATCCGTTATCGTATACTACCCACTCGCAGTACTTTCCACTTGCTTTAACACTTCTCTTGCCCTCGCAGAACTCTACGAACTCATACGGAACTTTCTTCGTTGAACCTGCGTTCCATTCCTCAGCTTTTGCTCTGATATCTTTCATAAACTCGTTTCCCTTTAATCATTTTTAACATCATGTTTGAGACTTCTGGTAATCTCAAGCTTTCCATACATCCATTATGCAATCCGCTTTTTTCATTCCGTTCTTTAATAGGGCAATGACTGCAAAGTGTATTACTGCAAAAGTCTCCTACTTGTCTAATGGTTAATTCTTTTGCATTCATTCTCCAATCCTTTCTCAAGTTTGGTGGTGTCTCACTGCCTGTTCCATTGCTTCCAGCATCTCCTCGTCATTCATTTTCTTCGCCATTGTTTTCCTGCTCCTCTCTGTATGGCTCCGGTAATGGCTGCCATGCGATAATTCTTAAATCTATCCAACCACTCGAACCATTCACGAACCCTGACCACTTGCCTCTCCATGTGCGTCTGATGCCTGCCATCTGGAAAAGTCTCTGATATTCTCCGAATCGGAAATACTCAAACCACACAAGCACATCTTCATCGTCTTTTCGACTCCGCCCTTCTGTGTCATAACTGCAATAATTTTCATGATGTGTGTCCTCCTGTTATCAATTTCAATTTTCTTCGCAAGCGTTCTGCGTGTTCATTCGTCACGATATACTCTCCGCACTCCTGCCTCCACATATCCTTGTGCTTTGTGTCTCCGTCGTACCATCTGCACTCGTCGCAAACGAAGCAAGGTTCTTTTGCTTCTCCAGTACAGTTGTCTATCGTTTCCACGTTGTTTGCACAATGGTTGCAGAGACATCTTTCGCACGGAAAAGCACAATCACTTCGCCTCATGCTGTTCTGTACCTCGCGTTTTCGTCTTCCCGGCTCCTCGCCCAGCTTTCCGGCTCATCAATCGCTCTCTTGTAGCAAGCAACGTCATCGCCCTCTTCGACTTTGATGATCTGCTTCCTCTACGGAATCCTCCGATTCCTGCGAAAAAATCAATAAATTTCATTTTTACCTCATAATGTTATAAAAGAATCAAAACCCACAAAAGTATCAGTGAGATAATCCACAATGCTCCAAATGATGCTCTAGTCCTTTTGGGTCCTATGTAGTGCAGAAGCTGGGCTAAAAGCATAACCACACATAAAGCAATCTTAATTATTTGCATAATATTCAACTCCTCTCATTCTTTACGTTTTACAAAGCTTTCGCATTCTGTATTCAGTAAACATCCATAATCGCGACCTATGGTATAGCTCGGTATCTCGTATCCATTCTCACAAACGCGACAATATCCGCCGCATTTATACTTACTATTTACGGCTTTTTCTGCTTTAAACTGATCCAGTTTATCTTTAAGGTCTGCATTTGCATTTTTAAGCTCTGCATTCTCTCTGATCAGGCTATCGTATTTGCTTCGACTCATTATTTTGAACATTCATGCCACCTCACCCATAATATTTAAAACTATGATTGCTATGTTGCACAGCAGTATAACGATAAGTGCTAAAATATTCGCGATTTCAGCAGTTTTTTCCGTACTTTAACGGAGATTTGTATGCAGCTCTAGCCATTATGAGTTGGACTGCAAGAAATACAAATTCGATGCATAAGATAATATGCTTAATACTCATTTATTGCTCCCTTCTGATACCTTATTATCATTTTCTTGTGCATCCTCGAAGAATGATTTGATATCAAACCACTTATCGTTGATTATATTTCCGATGATTTTTAATCTTTTATCTTTAGCTGCTGCGGCTCGTATATATCTTCCCTTTAAATCACTCAACTTTGTAACTCCGACTGTATCCATTATTCTGGCAATGGATTCCATTCCCGGACCATAGCCACTAAATTCTTTCGCTCCCAGATAACCGCGTCCGAGACTATATCCGCCAAAAACGCATGCCCAACCTGCACCTTCAACAACGATATCAAGCGATATACAACCGTAATTTTCCATTGTCAGCTCCGCGCCTTTGATTTGTGCGTTTCGGATATCGTAGCCTTCTTCAATAAGCTTTTCTTCTGTCCAGATCTTCATGTGTTCTCTCCTTCCCCACTTAGATACTTATTTCAAGGAAGTTAGCTGCTGTAGCAGCTAACCCCCACGGTGCTTTTTATAATTCGTTAATCATCTTATCCAACTGCTCATCTGAAATATTTTCCAGTGCAGCTTCCTCTCGTCTAGCCTTGATAGCCAACAGCTTCTGCTTCCTATCTTTATTAGCCTTCTCATTTTCCCTGATCTTCTGATCTTCTAGCTTCGCATAAACAATGTATCGAACGATTGTAATCTTATTAGAAAGCTCTTCATCTTCTTTTGTCTTCAGTTCCAACAGACTTTCTTCAGATACCTTCTTCGCTTCTGCGTTCAGTGTCTTAAATATTGTATCCAACTCAGTTGGGTGAAGATCCCATAAATCCTCAATAGTTATCTGTCCACGATATGGGAAACGGTACTTACATCTTGTTGCTAACTCAAATAAATTCTTTTCCATAATAATTTCTCCTTAAAATTTAACTTTCATAATACGTTCTGTCGCGCCCTTGACTTTAACAACCAATTCTGCTCTTTTAGTCATGCTAAAGCCAATTCCAGACAGCTGGTCATCCGCATCCTCTACATGGCACTTCGCACCTAAAGCTTCAAACACTCTTTTATGTGGTTCAAGCTCATGCTTTAAGAACTCGTTATAGTATCCGTTTGGTTCTTCTGTGTTCTTGCATCCCTTTAAGAAGAAGAACAAATGCCTGTGACCAATTCCGTTCTGATTATCAAAATAATTTGGACTATAGCTAATCACTGATACAGGCACAAACTGATTGGTACTTACTCCCCAGATTTCTTTGCTAATGGTCTCAGATGTCGTAGGAAGAATCGGTTTAATTGTGAACTTTCTATTTTTATCCATTGTTACCTCAGCAATTTTGATTTTGCCCACAACTGGATGTGGATAGCTAAAGCTATAAGTCTCCTCGCCAAAAGCAATCTCAGCGGAAAATCCTTTTGACCCTCTTGCATCAAACTGATTAACATAGAATTTGTATGTTCCAGGAATCATTCGATTGTAATTGCTCCAAACAATATTCTCAACAGATGGAACTCCTGGTCTTTGACTCATTGGCTCTCTAATGTCAATATCCAAATTTCCGCCAGTTCGACCATGTTTATCCGCAAAATAGATTTCGTTGCCGTTTGGTTCTTTGCAATGAGCATCCAAATCACTATTGTCGTCTTGACCATCATTCCACTGGATAGAGAATCGAAGCACTCCATCAACCTTTCCTCCGGCATCCTTTACATTCTTGCGGATATCAGAATCAGTGATATTTCCACTATAAGCCCAACTTAAAGGATTGTTCCATTTAAACATTGACCTTGCATCCTTATTTACTGGGGCAATCAACGAGACAAAATTAGAAGCATGTTTATTTTCAACAAAAGTTTCTAATTCTCTAGCTGTAGGAAGCACCTTGTCAATGAAATCCTGTGCTGAAATTTCTTCAACTTTAGAGAACTTTTTTGGATTTACCACTACCTCCTTCTCCATCTGACCAAAGATGTCATCTGCTCCGACGATTCTTTTTGCAGCATCTTTGTTTGAAAACAGGATATTATTGACTGTAATATCATCAAGATTGGCAAAGCGACGTTGAAGAGCATCCATATATCCCAATTCCGCGATTGTCTTCTTTGCATCTTCTAACATCTTTTTCGTAAAAATTGCTTTGACTCTCTTGTAGTTTGCCGGAGCTACAATTACTTCATACTTTCGAACAGCTTGATCGAGATCCATCCCCTTACTAATATTGACAAGCAAGGTTCCAATGGAATGATTTCTAATTCTGCCAATTACCGGACCCACTTCTGCTGACTTTTCCCATGCAAAAAGATCTTTCTGGGAATCAGGCAGTTTTTCATATATCCTCTTATATTTCTTGAACTCAATTAACTGAATCTTCCACTCTTCACCCTTATACAGCGTGTTCGAATTGATTAACTCAAGTACTGTGTCAACAGCCTCCATACTAATTTCATCAAGCGAATGTTTGAATACGTTCTTGGTGTCTCTATATTCGGCACAAATACTCTCGTTAGATTTGCCACTCCTGTTTACCCATTTGCCTGGCAAATCTAAAAACATATGTGTCCACTCATGAGATCTTCCATTGATTTCTTCAAAATCATGGTCAGTTCCAACTCTTTTGAATTTACTAACAAAAATGTCAGAAATTGCATTCCCCTTTATAAAAGCGTCTAAAGCATCACACACTTTCTGGAACTCTTCGCTGCCGGCATCAAATCCCCAAATTGTATGAATTGTGCCATCCTTAATAGTTACAGCAGCTCCAATGCTCTTGACAAAATGTCTGCAGCAACTGCAATCATACTCTCGGCGCTTTCTGAACAAAATGTTTGTACCAGGTCCAAAACTGTCCAAATATAAATTCCACATTTCATCCTTGTCCACATTTACGATGTATAGTTGCTTGCAGCCTTTCATTTCATCTTCAAAATGTTTCTGCATTCTTGACCTAAAAATATCAAAATTATCCATTGATCATATCTCCTTCCTCATAGTTCTCAACACTGATAAGCTCCATAAACTTATCTCTCTGGCGCTCTGAAACCTTGTTACCCTGCTTTTCGGGCTTAACAGCAATTGTAAGGTGTTTCTCAGCAATAGATGATAATTCCTTAGCTAGCGATTTCTTGCCTTGCTGTATGCCCTCAAAGTAGCTTCTAGGTTGCTTTCTGTCTCCTATAGTTCCACTTGAACGGTTTTCACCTTGTCCACCCAGACTAACATTCCGAAGTTGATAGCCATTTTCTGCATAAAATCTGATGTAATACTTTTCCTGCTCGTCAAGCTGATCAAGAGGAACATTCATGTGTTCAACCTTCCATCCATAAGGATTACTTTCCGAGTACAGTTTGTGTTTTCTCAGGCTTAGATCTATGTGCTGTTTGTAGCCAACCATATGACTTGCCAGCCTACTAAGTATGTGCATGGCTTGCCCGATATACGCAAACTGGAAACCGTTCTCATCCTTTCTGGTCAAAATGTAGATTCCGCTTTCATCGTTCAGCTGGGGGTTGATTTTCAACAGTCGCTTTTTGTTTTCCTGTTCTATGGCTTTTGCCTTTGCAATGTTCTTGTATTCATTCATCAACAACCTCTATTTTCTTGATATGATTATTTTCCACACTCTCTCCTCCTTTTACACTTTTTACATAGCCAAACCGACCATGTGAATAAAAATAGCTTATGCTGGCTTCCTGATCTGCTTTCCCATTATCAATATGGCTTTGGCAGCATTGCTCTGCTCGCTTTCTGGCGCCCTCTTCTCCAAATGCCTGTACATCCCAACCTTCTCCACAAATATTGCAATGTATGTATTTTTTTACTTTTACTTGATGTTCTTCACGGAAATGTTTTTCTATTTCTGCTTTATTTGTGGAGTTCAGCATACAAATCGGGCAATAATAGTGGGTCATGCTTTTAGTTCGTTCAAACTTCATTTTTGCCTTCACTTTTTCAACTCCCTTCCAAGTTCTTCTAAGCAAAAGCAGAATGCTTCGCAACTCAACTTTCCTAAAGCAGAAACTGATTTTTGCAGTCCATCTTTAATTCTTTCAAGGCAACTCCCCAAATCTGTAAATGTAGTTGTTTCTGAATCCATAATTTTTTTCGATGGTTCTTCAAGCGATACCAGTTGCATAGCTTGTTGATATTGCTTTGGATTCATACCATAAAGTTTCTTAAACTGCTTCTTTCTCTGTCTTTTATTCATTTGACTGTCCCCACCACTCTCTACAAATTTCCCAAGTTTTGCCATCTTTTTTGCATAACAGTCTGATCATTTTACTTGAATTAACGAAAGCTATAACTGTTTTCGGAACATTTTCGCTTTTCATGAAATAATCCCTTGGATTCATGCCGTGAATCTTCTTGAACCGTTTCTTTCTCTGCCGTTTATTCATCGTTTACACCTCCTTCCAGTATTGCTCAAAATCTTCTACTGTGACCAGGAACAAAATGTGCCGTTTTTCACTAAAAATGGTAACTTCGCCTCCTTCCTTGCGTTTAAACTGCCACTTTTGTTGTGATAAGCAGCTTATCCAACATTGATCGCCAAATATATATTGGCGCCATACTTTAGGTCTGCACCATCCTTCTTTATCCATTGGATTTTTCCTCAAAGGCTTCTTTCATGGCTGCTGTAAGCTCGTTTGCATCGTGGAGTGCCACTTCTGCTTCGTTGAATTTTCCTTTTTCCAACCTGCTGCTAGCCACCCTGATAAGGAAGTCACGAAGAATTACAGCTGCGTCATTACTATAAATATTTACTGAGACGCATTTCTTATCCTTTAATGTGTAGCTTGATACCATTGACATTTTTATACCTCCGTTAATCTGCCAAATTTTTTTAATAAATCATTCTTATTCATCCTTAACATCCTTCGGTTCAAATTTTGGAAACGGCATCCAGTAAGCAACATGCATTCTGTCTTTAAGTAGCATTGGTACTGTCGTCCACTCACCGTTAATGGTTTTACCTGTTCCAACTACAAAATTATCTTCATCGTGATTATTGGCTAATACTACTAAAACGGTATTTGAATTTTTTTCCCAAAACGAATTGCACCACTTGTCGGTTCCTTTGAACTTTGCAAATATACTGTCGCGTTCTTCTGGCATTGCTTCTTCGACTGAAATCCAATCATTTTTCTCGATTTCATCAGCAAGTGCCGATAACGTCTGTTCGCAGCTAGAAGCAATCTTCAAGGCAAGCTTTTCATACTCACTTTTGGGTGCGAATATATTGCACTCATCTATGTACTTTTGACAAAGTGCAGCTTCTTCTTTGATTTCTTTTAAATATTTTTTCAATTGCTATTTCTGTCCTCCTGGTGAATGCTTTTCTCAATTTCCTCATCGGTTCGCACAACAACAAGTGGGATCTCTTTTGAAATGTTTTCTATAAGTTTCTCGAATGCAGCCTTGGCATTTTCTGCGTTCTTATATTTGCCAATTGGGTAATCAGTCCACTCGTTTGAGCCTTTAACGTGTTTTAATAATATTTCTGTTTTTGAAAGTCCGTTAATGTAAACGTCAACTACATTGTCCCAGTTGTAAAAAGCATTTCTATCTTGTCTTACAATGATCACCTCAAACATCTCCCTTCTTTTTAATTAAACGGTAGTCCTTCATCTTCCACATTATCTGGAATGTTCATAAAACCTTCATATCCACCTGCAGGTGCCGGTTCTGGAGCTGGCTGCGTATTCTTTTTGCTCTCTGCGAACTCCTGCTCCTCGACAACCACATCAGTGGTATAGACCTTTTGACCGTCTCTGTTTGTGTAACTTCCGGTCTGGATACGACCTGTGACAACGATCTTGGTTCCCTGATGCAAATACTTCTCGGCAAACTCGCCACTCTTTCCGAACGCTATACAGTTGATAAAATCTGCTGACTGTTCGCCCTGCTTGCTACCTCTGCGATCTACTGCCAATGTATATCTGGCGATTGCAAGGGGCTGTGCACCCTGTGAGTAACGCACTTCTGGGTCACGGGTAAGTCTACCCATTAAAATTACTTTGTTCATACTGAACCTCCTTTAAAGCTTGATTCTTTTCTTTCTTCTGCCTAGTTTCCTCTGCCTTGTAAGAGTGTACATAAGCTCTTCCTCTGCTCTTATTTCCTGCTTAATCTTCAATTTAAACATTGTTCGCATAGCTTTGAGAAAATCTTTTCTTTCTTTTTCTGCCATGCTAGGATCAAAAGCAAGCGTAGGTACAATTAACTTTTCATTCAGTAAAACTTGCCGATTTTTCTTCACTTTGAAGCCCTTCTTTCTTTTAATATTGGAATACTCCTGCGTCCATCCTTTCATTGTATCTTTTCTCTGCATAGTATCTAAATGTGTAGTATTCAAGACCACATTTCTTTGCAGCTTCACTACATCCAATGCCCCCTTGCTCCCATTCCAGATATACGTCTGTAAAGTTTGGCGGAAGAATCACTCCTCTCTGGATTCCCTTCCTCTGCTCTCCAATCTCTTTCAGACGGATATTTGCATACTTACGGAATGTTGTATGCGACATCCCACATTGTCTAGCTGCCTTTTCGTCTGAGAGCAATCCGAGTTTCCACTGCTCGAAACATTCATCAAACATTGGTGGCAAAGGCTTTGGCGGTACTTTGTTACCTGTCTTGACGGTATGCCTATCACCTCTCTTCGCAAGTTCTTCTCTCGCGTACCTTTCAAAAGTCGTGACGCAAACACCTATCTTCTTTGCACCTTCTGGTCCGGTTAACTTTCCGTCCCTCCAGGCAATGTAAAGCTCCTCTGGAAGCGTAGTTTTTTTTGCAACAAAGTTTGATCTATGACCTGTTTGTTTTTTAGGTGTCTTTGTTTTAGCTGTATCTTGCCAGTGTAGCCAATTCTTGTACATTGGGCGCTGGCTAAACTTTGAACAGTGATATCCTAACTGGATATTATGCGCGCGGTTATCAGCTTCTTCCGCAGCTTCTTCTTTGCTTAGAAATACTGATCTTCCAAGCTCCGATCTCCCCCAACGATGTATATTATTCGTATTGCTTCCGATGTCACGTTTTTTGGTTGTCACATCAAAATGTGTGTCTGTCACGGCTATAACGATTGATTCAACAACTTCAAGTCCGTAGTTGTCGAATCCTTCGAATCCCTTTTGCTTTAACTCATAGTTGGTTAATCGGTATTCCTCTACGTGATAGACAGGAGTTCCGATCTTAATCTCATCCATTCAAATCCTCCTTTATCAGTTTTAGATCATATCCGCCTTGCACAAACTCTTTAGTGAACTTGTGCCTGATACCATTGCCTAAGTACTGGTATATATCAAGCATGTCATCGTCAGAAAAGCTCGTCTGCAAATACTGGTTTATACTCTTTCGAGTTCTATTCCAAAATCTTACATTCCTTACGTGTTGCTGATAAACCATTGTTTTGCAAGCGTCCCTTGACACATATTCAAGCAATTTACATTTAAGATCTTCTTCGCTCTCAATATCAGCTATGGAAAAACCAGAACGCTGCTTGTTTAAGAGCAAGTATCCATCACTGTTGATGCTGCTACCAGGAAAGCATTTCATAAGCTTTAAAATTTCATTCAGAATCATAATCGCTCCAATCTATCTTCTGTCCGCAGTATGGACAGTGTACGCAAACTCCTGCTTCTGATTCATACCGTGTGCCACATGTCGGGCAATACCATTCGTATACATTTTCGTTTGATGCACAGATGACTGGTTCTTCTGCAATTGTTTTATGCATGTCTCTGTTTTCGAGAATGTTGTTGACTATTTCACATGCCGTTTGTAGGGGTACTACACGACAATAGGTATGTGGATATGCTGTCGTAACCATCAATTCACTATTGCTAACCAAAAGGTTTTTTATTTCATCACTTTTTGCAATAGACATTTAACAATCCTCCCAATCAATCTTCTGTCCACATTTTGAACAATAGGAAGCAAGGCAATCATTTATGATGTTTCCACATACAGAGCAGCTACATGCGTTCTTGTCTGCTAGAATAACCAGTTTTTGTGGAATCTGCTTTTTAAGAGCGCTATGTGCCTTCATGAATACAAACGCGGTTCTCATTGATTTTTCAACTGCCTTGTAGTCCTTTTTCTTCAAGGCTTGCTCAGTTGCTCTGGTGCAAGTATCAAGTTTCTTCTTTAATATCTTCAGGACTTCTTTATTGCTCATTTGCTTTTCCTTTCTTACAGGAACGGACATGTTTCGCAATTAAACAATTGCCAGGTCTTACCTGCTTCTGCAACGTCCACATTTGCCATTCCTGCGACTTCTTTTATTCTTACTAGCATTTCCTCTTGTACTGCATTATTTGCGCTTAAATGGCAAATAATGACGTTCTGGAGTGCGTCTGTTGTGTTAGCTTCTATGAAGCCTGCACACGTTTCTAACTCCATATGCCCCTTAATGACATGTAATCTTTTTCCGGTAACATCCTCTGAAATGTACTTCTTTTGGTAATTGCAAGACACCAGGATATGGTCAATATCCTTAAATCGCCACCTTACAAACTCTGTATCAGTAATGTAGAGCATTCGCCCCATCTCTGGATGCTCGATGATGAATCCATAGCACGGACACTCTGTACCGTCTGCATCGGTATGTTTGAAGTGTCCATGCACATCATTCATCGGAACTGATACAATTCTAAATTCACCATATCCACCGATATAGGAGTTATCTTCATAAGGTTTGTAGACTGGGATTCCCATTTCTTCCAGATCACTGACTGCTTCCGAGTGATCTCCGTGTTTATGGGTTACAACGCATCCAACAATATCAGATACCTTCCAATCGCATCCCTTTTTGATCTTCATGATCGGGATTCCTGCATCAAGAAGAAGCATCTTGCCTTTGTTATCCTTTAAAACATAGCAATTACCAGAACTTCCGCTGGCTAAGCATGTTAGAATCATCTAAAAAACTCCTCTCTCAAGTTCTATGTCATTCATCCTTCCACGCTTTCAATGTGGTAACGACCGTATCCGCTTGTTCTTCCACTTCCAATTCCGTTTCCAAAACCTGCAAGACGAATAATGTTTAAGATCTGTTCCAGAGAATATGCATTCTCCGTATATTGAATTGTAAAAGTTGCGCTCCATCCGCTAAATCTATTCAGTCTTACAAGCACTGGAGCGCCCTTCTTTGGTGACATAAGCTTTTCGTCAACAAAATGTTCCGCAAACTTGATCGGAACCAGATTTCCCTTTGCAATTACATTTACAGCGGCATTGAACTTAGTTGCGTAAGTATCAATCTTGTTTTGTACAACAGCCTGTCCAAATGACTTTTTTAAGCCAAATGCCGTAATGCACGGTGCATTGTTGGTCAGTGCTTCTCTCAAACCTTCCTCTGTGAAGTCTGTAGGCTTTCCGTTATACCAGTGCATAGAGGTAATGATTTCTTCCCATACATTTGTAGCCGCTGTGTCCTTAGCCTTGTTCTTTCTCTCATCGGTCAGCTTTCTGGCGCTGCAATCATTCATCTTGTTAAGTACCAAATCCCCATCACCTGCAATAGTAATTCTTGCCTGCTTGATGCTTAACGGTTTCAATTCGATAACCTGTGTTTCTTCCTTCTTTGTCATAATTTGTTTTCTCCTTTTTTGTTTTGGTCTAAGCTTTCGCTCGAGGCACGTCATGAACGTTGTGATGCAATGTTATGTGCTATTTTGTGCTGCTGTGTGGTATGCTGTACTGTCATGTGCTATTTTCTGCGGCTCATGCCGCATCTCGAGTGAAAGTTTTAAGTGTTCTGGTAACACTTGCAGACAACATGAAATGCAATGTTTTCTCTTGTTATGTGCTATTGTGTCGTGCTGTGTCTTGTTCTGTTCTGTTGTATTAGGCAACTCATGCTGCCTGCAAATGCTACCAGTTTGTTTTGTTGGTATCCACTCGGTACATAGCATAAACTATGCATAATTATGTATATTGTTGTATTCTGTGATGTTTTAAACTATCCTGTACTTTGTTATGACATATTGCTTATGCCACATATAGAATGGATACCTTTTGCGTCGTGTTATGTACTATTCTGTCTTGTATTATTCTGCCTTGTACTGTTTTGTTTTGCTATATTCTGTTCTGCCCTGACTCATGGGCTAGCATAAAGCAACAAATAATCTGTTTTGTAGTGTAGTGTATTGTTATGTTCTGTCCTATCCTATCACTTTTTGCTATATACTTGAGGCTTACTTGCTGCCTCATACTAGCCCATAAAATCTGCTTAACTCGAATGCTCTGTGAATGATGCAATGTTATGTGCTGTTGTGTCGTGTTATGTTCTGTCCTGCGCTGTTATGTTTTTGACATATGAGCCATTTCTTTTCTCAGATGGTGCATACCGTTACACCATCCATAGAACACTCGAATTAAGCATTGAAACTGTTTAGACGGCTATCTTGTCGATTTCTTCAAATACGCTCTCTAACTCAGAAAGCGACTTATACCGATTTTGAAAACTTCTCAGCTCTGCGTAAGCCCTCTGCAGCAACTTCTGATACTCGTCAGGTTGTGTTGCAAAATGCGTTGTCGGCATATACACATTTCTCTGGCTTGTGATCTGGAAGTGCCTAATAGGCGGCTTGCTATCCTGCTTTGGTACAACTACAAAGAACTGGATAAGCTGTCTTGCCTGCTGCAAGCGATATTTTTCTGCCGCTATGCTATCGTTCCATTCAAAACACTTGTGAAGCTCTGACTGTTCGTCTCTTGCTTTCTCAAGTACTTGTTCTGGCGTTATCTCTGCATCTCTTCCGATTTCGTCCAGACACTTTGCAGCGTTGGCTTTAAAAATTCCTTCTATTCTCCATTTGATTTCATCCATAGGCTATCTCCCTACTGCATAAACGCTGGGAGTTCCTGCTGACCATCTGCATCGGCTTTTAACTCTCGATTTCCAGTTACAGGCTCAACAAATGCTTCTGAATTTGCTTCATTTTTAATTTCATATGCAACATTTTCCTGCTCAATTTCAATTGGAGAAATGTCTTCAAATTGATCAAGTCTGTCGGATATCTCAGAAATATTGCCATCTGTACTCGTATTTGCGATCATTTTGCACAAACGGTTGATTACAGTTTTCTTTGACATCTGATCTCTGAATTTTGTGTGTGTGCTGGCGGCATCCTCTTTCAATCCACCCATTCGTTGATTCCATGCTTTCTTCAGCTGGTTAATATTCATGATCTCTACTATCTGGCTTCCATCTTCTAGTGTTCCAACGGCATAAGCACCTTTGATTTTGTCATTATCAATGTTCATGAAGTCCTGCGTATGTTCATCAATAACTTTCTCACCATTAACGATGTGATACTTAAATGTATCACCCTCATAGATGATCTCTGCACTGATCTTCTTTAAACCGTTACGTCTTGCCAATGTGATATTTCCAAAGTAAGATTTCTGGAATTGGCACTTTCCGCCGTAGGCGATAAAATATCCCTGCTTTTTGTTGACATTGAGTGCCAATGTGGCCATTTCCATAAGCGAATTTACAATACTAGCCTGTGAGCAGCTTTCAAGAACCGGTCGCTTATCTTTGTCAACAGTATCTTTTAATACCAGATACGCTCCAGTTAATGCATTTGCTACGTTGTAGTCTTTTGGAAATGCCAAGCCAAAGTTCTCTTTCTCTTTTAATTGGCGTACAAGTCCATCAATAAGGTTATTATTTACAATTAAACTGGCCTGCTGATTTCCTGTACTTAATGCTTCTGCTTTAGCCGCTGCCATTATTCCTCGCCCTCCTTAATCTCAATGTGCATCTTGTCAAAAAACTTGCTCAAATCATCAAATGATTTGAATGTGTTATTGCAAAATATAAGGTATGCAGAAATGTCGTTCATTAAATTGCCTGTAATATATTCTATTTTGCCTTGCGTCACTTTAAACTTTAACCCTGTTGGGAAAAGCACGTCATCACCTTTTACAACTTCTACTGTGCCATTGTAAGGAACTGGCTGTTTTTTCTCTTCCTGCTCTGGCTCTGTGCCCTCTGCACTGTCTGTGTCATTATTCTTGTCAGCCTTTAATACATCTAGTAATTCCTGCGCAGCGTCTCTGAGTGCTTCCAAAAAACTAAGATCATCTCTACTTTTGAAAAATCCCAATCCCGCTTCTTTGGTTTGATTGTCTTTAATAGCAATCATTCCTATACGTTCTCCAGCACATATCTCAAATCTCTCACTCATAATTATTCTCCTTGTTCAATTTCATTGTTTTCTGGCACTCTTTTGATCGTCTTGATATTGCTTCTTCCATAGGCTTCTATCCATGAAAGGTCTACCGGCTCATCTACCACTGTGACTTTTGTGCCGTTTGGAGTTACTGCTTCGTCTCCAGGCTTTAAATCTTCCTCTGTCGCAAAACAATAACTTCTTTTGCTGCCCTCATATCGGGCTTTTACATAATTACTCATTAGCTTTCTCCTTTTAATGCGAAGATTGATGAGGAAAAGATACAAACCGGGCGGACACCGCAGCTGCCGTAGCAACCATAGATGTCGACGTAGCCAGACGAAAGAACAACGGCAGTCCACATATAATATTCGTTGCACGGCGTACTCCATGGAGTAAGTAACCACCAGCAATACCCTTCGTTTGGGATCAGGCTTCTGTATTTTCTGTACTCGTCAAGAGTAAGCAGCGAAACCTTGTCTTTACATGCTCTGTATTGATTCTGTCCATCAACAGACAGTAAATCCCTCTCAAACCCAATAACATTCTCCTCTCCAATTTCATTTTCTATTTTTTCAAGGAGATCACTATTCAGATGCTGACGTAGTTCACTGATTCTCCAGTCATTTATGTCTGGATCAAATCTCATCAACTCTGATTTTTCTGCAAGGCACATACAGCCTGAATCAAGAACATCAAGGATTTTCCATTTTAGCCCTGCAAGTTCGAACTGATTGCCTGCTTTAGGCTCAACATCAATTTTTCTTTTTGAATTACCTTCTAAAATGTTTACTCTTTTCTTTAGATCATTGAACTGCTTTTGCAGTTCTTCTAATGTTAATTCAGCCATTTATTTTCCCTTCGATACAAAGATGTCAGATTTCAAGATAAAAGCCGGGCGAACACCGAGGCTGTCGCAGCAAATGTCGTAGTAGAAGTAGCCGGACGGAAGAACAACGGCAATTGAGCGATTACATTCACGGTTTGGACCAGTCCATGCTGTACAAGTCCACCACCAATCATCCAAATCCTTATTAACAATCAAATCGTTATACTTTCTGGCCTCATCAAAAGTGATCGGGCGAACCTTGCATGTTAACTCTCCGTAGTCGTCTTGTCCATCTACCGTTGTTAAACTTACGGTGTGTTCTACTAGGTTCTCGGCTCCTACTTCATTTTCAATAGTTGGCTGGATTTTAGCTTCGATGTATTTTCTAAGTCCAGATGTTTTGTAATCCGCTGTATCATCTGCAAATTTTCTGTCTTCTGCTATAAAATCCTTCGAGATAACCTTGGTTTTTCCTTCGTGCTGTTCAAGGACAATATAATCATTCTTTCCAATACAAAATGTTTCTCCAGCTTTTAAGCTAGCCAATTCAACCTTGTTACTCTGCTCTCTTTCTTCAAGCATTTTTACCAATGCTCTTGCAGCTTCAAGTTCTTTGCTCATGTCTGTCTCCTTTCTTATAGTCGTGGTGACTTAACTAAATCACGCACAACTCTATATTTTGAAATGTTTTCTCCATCTTTCTCAACAAAGTAGAACGCTCCATCATTCGGCTCTCTGAAACCGCTATAGTATTTTGCATTTACTACTGCTGCATCCTGCTCTTTTGAGTGGCTGCACCATCCGCGGATTTCTGCGCCGAGGTAACTTTCTCCGCTGTTCACTACAACCATTCACTTTCTCCTTTCTTTTCTTCTCTGGTGGATTGTAACAGTCTATGAACTCGTGTAAGTCATATAAGCTGCATCCTCTAAATTTCAATGTTTCATTTTGTTTCCATAAGCGTTCTGCTCTCACACCAAATTCGTCTGAAAAGCTCTGGATCAACCCTTTCATGGCTTTCTGCCTAGCTCTTTTAATTTCTGTTGCCGTCCTTCCAGTCCTTGGCGCTATTGCATCCACTCTTCTACAGATATGTCCAATCAGCTCCAACCGCTGCTCCTCTGTTAACTTCATAGGCTTATTGTAACTGGCGATAAATCGCCTGAATGATCTTGGCATCATACAACGCATTGTGTTTTACCCCTTTAGGAAGCGACTTTCCCAGCTTTGTTAAGAGTTGTTCGCGTGATAAATCAAACGCTTCCTTTTCAGAAATTCTTAGCACTCTTGCAATATCCTGATTGATGTCGTGGCAACTTGCCGATATGCAATTAGGAAGCTCCAGTGCAGAACTTGCCAGAAGATCAACCAGTAAAACAAAATCGTAATGAGATACATCTGACACGAACTGAATATCACTCTCAAAATGTTTAAGCCATTCAAGAAGTGATTCTCGTACATCATATTTACTACCAACCACAAATACGGTGTTTTCCTTGTCTAGTAACTCTGCAAGCTCCTTATTCTCGCCCTTTACCACTGTATTTGATAATACGTTTTCCTCAATCCAAGGTGTGATCTGATAATCTGCGAAGTCATTAAATTCTGCGTAAAAAGATTCACCACTTGCAGATACAATCCCGATACTTATTAGGGTTGTGTCTTTATGCAATCCTGTAAACTCTGCATCAAAGTACAGATTTATCATTTTCTTTCGCTCCTTCCTTTTCTTTATATTCCTCTGCCTGCTCCATTCCGATGATGTAGGCAAGCTGTTTTTCCGTTAAACATGGAAGCAGCCGTGTTGCTGTTTCAAGCAATTGCTCTTTGCTTTCCCCATGGTAAATAAAAATTGTTGATCACTCTCCTTCTTCATTATCTTCAATGCTGCTTGGATTCAGCATTATCATTAACAGCTTCTTCCAAGCAAATGATGTGTTTACTACATATCCCTTTGCAGTTTGATACTGCATATGTACCACATGTGGGTACTTAGCTTTAATTACCGCGTTGACCGTTACCGGTGTTCCATCTGGCGTTTTTACATTCAGCACAACAGTGTCGCCCTGCTTTGCTGTTTCTTTCAGCAGCTCCGTGTCTCTGCTCATTTCTCCACTCAAATGCGGCAATATTTCTCTTAGATTCATACATTTCCTTTCTATATGGCTCAGGCATTCTAGCCCAAGCCACGATTTCATAGCCAGAATCTTCAAATCCGCCATCTGGCAAATTCGCCTGGCAAGCTTCTTTCGAAACCCACCATCTAAATCTGTTCTTTGGGTCTGGTCCCCAATAATACTCATGGGTAAGTCTAGTCTCTCCCCATCTGATTGTGCACAGCAGATAGCCTGCGGTCTTATCTGGCATCTTTTTAGTCATCCAGAACATCTTTTATCACCTCTCTTAATTTATATTTGCAACTTTTCTTTTTTGCTTACGATGTTGTTGTGACCGTGTTTTCGATCCAGCCAAGCAAATAGTTATTCTGGATACTGGAGCAGCTATTTGTCACTTCACTCAACTTCTTCAAAGTGCGCTTTTTCTGTTCTGTCAAAAAACGGTATGTTGTTGTCTTAGACTTTTCCTTTTTATCTGTCATCACGCCTGCACCTCCTTTCTGCATGTTTCCATTCTTTCAACGTAGCTAATCATGTCAGCAAAGCTTTCTGCTCTGTACAAGATTGCTCTGTTTGTGTCAGCAAGTAGTGTGTATGCACTATCAAACTGGAATATGTAATACTTATGCATTCCTTCGTAGTACATGCAATCTTTAAGTACTACAAACTTGTTGATATCAAGCATTGTTTGTTCCTTTCTTTCTTATGTAACTTCTGCTATCATTTCTGCCTTCATCTTGGCGAACTTGTTGATAAAATGGATTTGCCCTTTACCAGTTACAAGTGTTGTTCTTGTGATTCTGACGCTTCCGTCCGGATTCACAACGGTACGCTCCTTAACTTCAAAGAGTTTCTGTTCCATCGCCTTCTGTGTCGGCATGTTTTTACTACCGCCACATTTAATTAGGTAGTCGTTTTGACGCATCCACTCAAAGAGTCTGTTTTGCCCGATCTCGTGGCCATTCTGGCAAATCAGTTTTGCCATGTCTCCAATTAGGATCGAGGTCCTGCTAGACTCCACTGCATCTGCAAAGATTTCTTTAGGCTTCATGCGCTCTGTGTCTGCAATCAGTACCTTGTTATCTGCCTTGAGCCTATCAATCTCGTTATTGGCAATCTTTAAGGCTCGTGCCATCACCTGCTCTGGTGTGTTCCATGCCTTTTCAAGATCAATGAAGTACTGGCGGTACTGCTTGCCCTTGTCGGTGCGCTGAATCATACAAATTTGCTTTGCCATGTCGATGGAGATTTGATGTTCTGTGTAAGTTGTTTCGTTTCCTTGAGCTGTTAGTCTTTTTTGACTAATAGCTCTGTAGTCTACATTCTCAGAAAAGCCATACTCGCACATGCGGTCAAACCACTTAGTATACTGCGTGCCAATTCCTAATCCCTCATGCAATTCTCTGGCTGATACAGTAGGCTGCTCTGACTCGTAGTTAATTCTCAAGAGTTCCATGTTTCGACTCCTTTCTGTTTAGTTTTCAATGTGCTTTTTGTTGTTTCTGAGAACAGTATACGTCTTTAGCATTACATTGTCAAGACTTTTTTTGTTGTTTTTGTTATATTTTTTGTTGTTTTACAGACTTTTTTATTTGACTTCTTTATTGTTATGTGGTACAATGCAAAGTGAAAGGAGGCGAAAAATGCAATGAAAACAAGATTTAAATTATTAAGGCAGGAGCTTGGAATGACGCAAGAGGAATTTGGCTCTAAAATTGGTGTTGCGCGTAATACGATAGCTCAATATGAAAGCGGAAGAATTGTTCCTTCAAATCCTGTTATCACAAACATTTGCAAGGAATATGCTGTCAATGAAACTTGGCTCCTTACTGGAGAAGGCAATATGTTTAATGACATTACGCCATCAGAAGAGATTGAATCATTTCTTGGCACGCTTGCAATAGCAGGCGATGAAAATTTCAAAAAACGTCTAATCCTTTATCTTGCGCAAATGAAGGATTCAGATTGGCAAGCATTAGAACATGTGCTTGATACTCTTCTCGCTGGAAAAGACATCATCTTTCCACCAGACACCAAAAGTGAAAAGTAATCCTGAGTAAGCCAAATGGTGGGCATCCAGAAATGGATGCCCATTGCTTGTTTTATTGCAAAATATGTATCTTCTTGTTGATATTTTTTCTACTGTTGTCTATACTGTTTATATAATCTTAATCCAAATCGTTAAAGGAGATTGAAATATGAAGAAACAGATTATATTTACAACTTTATGTGGGTGTATCGCTTTACAAACATTTATGCTGTCAGCGTGTTCTGGTGGCTCAGCTGCAAAGGATAATTCACAGGACTGTACTATGTCAGCAGAAAGCGAAACCACGTCAGACGCAAGCGACGATTCTCAAAACTGGGAGATATCATTCGATAACATTCCTTGGGGAACTGATTTTGCTTCTGTAAAGCAGATGCTTCCTGATTTAGAGCTAGGAGGAGTAACACACGAAGAAATAGAACCCAATAGTCTCATCAGCGGATTTAACAAGGCTTCAAGCAATTCTTCTGATCAAGTAACTTTACGCGTTTGGTCAAGCAAGCTTTCATCTTATAAGTCTAATTATAGTTTTGAGTTTGAAGATCACAATTTAATTGATCTTGTAATGTATTTTGCATTCAAGACTACAGAAGATGGATACATTGATTACGATGATAATGAAGCGCTTCTTTATGGAGTTAATTATAGAGTTAAAGGTTCGTTAGGAACACTTGCAGAATTTGCAGAAAAGTTCAGAAAAGTATGTGGGGAGCCTTCGCAAAATTATACAACCGAAAAGAGTTCAAATAACACGGATATGCAATATTTGATTTGGGAAAATGATAATTATATTATTTCCGTTCATGATGAAATAGCTGATACGTTTGATTCTTCATTTAGTGGTTGGGACGAGTCTATCGAAATATCTTATGCCTGGAAAAATGGTTCTAAACTTTTAGAACAATCTAAAGATGCGCTGCATAATGTAAAAATTAAAAACGCAGAAAAATAAGAAAAATGGGAACCTAATCACGGGTTCCCATTCCTTTATTCTCTAACTAAGATGTAATAAACGATCTTCAGCTTTGAAAGTCTGTCTTCTGTTTTTAACTTTTCTTTTATCTTCTTCATGTAATACCGTTTCATTGCTTCTTCAACATCCGCATCAATATCCTTTTCAGTTCTGCTTTCTGCCATTCATTGTCCTCTCTTTCCTCTATTCTCTCGTCATTGCCTGTGCGATCAGCTCACAGCGATATTCCTTTACATCGTCTCTGCTTGTTAACTGATATAAGAAATCAAGCAATTCCATTTCGTTACGTTTTCCTTCCGGAATAAACGTGGATATATATGCAATCGCTCTTTTTACATATTCGTTGCCTTTTAATTCCACGATACTATCTAAAAAACGTCTAACCACATCACACATATAATCACCTTTCCTTTGCAAATGCATCCACAGAAATTTCGTATGCAACTTTAACTGTTTCTGTTTCATGCTCTCTTTTGATGTAAGTTCTGCTCTGGATTCTTCCAGACAGTCTAATTTTGTCCCCAACCTTTAAATTTGATGTCTTTCGAGCAAGCTGATTCCAAGCAATACAATGCAAATAATCACTCTTGCCATATGGACGATTTACAGCAACTATAAGCTCACATAACTCCTTTTTTAATGGTGTTGTGCGATATATCGGTTTGCTGCATAAATACCCAGTCAATGCGATTTGGTTTCGATGTTCCCCACTTTCTACTTTGATTTCACGAACCAGAAAGTACTGCTGTACATGCCTTTTGCCGTCACTGGTGTAATAATTCTTGCTTCGCCATTCTCCAATCACTGTCACTTCGTCCTGACGCTTCAAAGCCCCGATTCTATCCTTTGAAACAGCGATTGGTATTTCATCATTTACTCCACTCAAACGGCTTGTCTCAATAGTGTTTGAACAAAAATCACTCTCCAAGCAGTCTAATGTTGTAAAATTGTCTAGTAATTTGCCGTGAATAATGGCAAAATTAACCATTGACTCTGTTGCTTTGCAGTTGTAAACTGTCATCATTAGTAGCCTCCTTTCTCTTTTCTGCTATGGTATAGATAATAGCACTGGTGACTACAATTGTATTGACTTTGTTCACATTTTTTTCGGTCAAAGTTTTTTGGCTATTTTCCAAACTTTCAAGTGCCAGAAAACTTTGACTTTACCTTTTGTTTGATGTAGCCAATAAATTATACTTTTTGTTTTTGCTAAAGTACAATTTATTGTAAAAATGACATTTTGAACAAATATGAAGGGTGGTTTTTGACATGAGAAATCGAGTAGCTGATACTGAACGGCTTATAAAAGTTATAATTTATGTGCGCAAAAATGCAGGATTGTCACAAATGGATTTGGCAAAAGCACTTGGAAAGAGCGTAGGAACAATAAAAAACTGGGAAAATGGTCTTGGCGCACCAGACTTCCCGGCGCTGCTAGAGTGGTTTGATAGATGCGGTGTCGATGCAGAAAAATATCTTATGGCTATCTATGATCCCAATAAATACGAACACATTTATCATCCTAAAAAAGACAGTGAGACGCTGTCTGCTCTGCAGGAATACCTAAAGTGCGAAGATGCTGCGTATCTGAAACGTCTGTATTACAATGTCTTTTGTGATACTGGGTCTGATTGGCACGCACAACTTGATATGCTTACGGCATTAAACAAATTGCCGCTTGCTGACCGTATAACGTCAGCTCAAGCATATCTCGACAATTTTCTGATTCGGCAGGCACGCGGTGAGGTTAAAGATGCTTTTATAGAGCCTGACTTGAAACATTTAGAAGAATCAATACAGCAAGCAAAGCAATCTGTTTGTGAGAGAAAAGATTCTTATCTTAAGAATTTGAAATGAAATGATAGGGTGTTCCCTATCATTTCAGTTGGAATAGTAATAAATTGCAACAGCTTTTTTCCATCCATTTCCACTATCAGATGTCTGAACATAGATATCGCCTTTTCTTCCATTGCTAATCGGCTCTGCTGTTCCAAACGATATAGATGTCTCATCTAATATGCGATATTCTTTTTCGTTGCTGTCATACAACATCAGCGATCCATCTTTCCTGTTTAAGCCAATCCATCCTAGCGTTGTTCCACTTCCACTAAATTTTATGTATGATGCATTTCCAACTCCATTAAGGTCTAACGCAGTAGTTATCCCTGCGGTTATTCGTAACGATTTTTCAAAAACTTCCAACCTGGCGCTGAAGTCAGTAGTATCTGCGTTCCACTCATGGAAATCCAAATATTTTCCAATCTCCATCACGCCAGTCTGGTCAATCCATGGAATTGCGTTCGAAATATTCTTTGAGACATCAACTATTTCCATTCCGCTCAATTTTTTTGAGTTTCGGGAATTTTCAACTGTTGTTATTAAATTTTCAAAGTTTCCAACATGCAATATTGCGTTATTGGTTGAGCCGTCGTTGATGTATACATCTTTTTCGCTATTTGACACGCCAGGGAATAACACTATATCATTCGCTGATGTAAGACTTAAGTGTTGTGAACCAGTTAAACGTAAATAGCCTTTTGTTGTTATAGCCATATCTTCATCACCAATGCTTATCATTGCTTTTTGCAGATATAGTTCACCAGATTTCATTCTTGTACCGATCATAACACTTTCTGGCGTTGCACTAATTATAAATTCCTCTGTATCTGATGTTGGGCTAATTACCTTAAAGGTTTTATTAAAAAATGCATCTAGTCCAGTAATAGTGCCTGTGGTGATACTGACAGCATCTAAATTGATAATAGAGACCTCTGAGGCATCTATAACGCCTGCTGTTATTTTATCAGCAGACATATCCTTAATTTTCGCATTGGTAATTTGCGCATCACCAATCATTACACTTGTTATCCACCCCTGCTGAATATTCGCTTTATCAAGTCTGGCAAATAATATATTTGCATCATTTACCGTGATTGAGCTTGCCTGCAAGTTGGTGATCTTTGCATCTACAGCATTTAATTGACTGAATGTGGCTTTCTTTGCCGTAATTTCTTGAAGGCTAAGAATATCGTCTTTAACTCGTTGCAACGCTATTTCAGATGGACTTTTCACCTCTTTTTCTTCAAAACCATACGATGCCACTTCCGACAGCAAGCCACCATCAAATGTAATAGTGTGCTGCATCACTGGAACATCTATAAGATTATTTTTGGCATCAACTATTGTAACAACATCGCCTACGTCAAGCCTTGGATCTCCCATAAACGAAAATGACACCGGATAATAGCTCATATCCTTTATTTTTTTAAGGATTTTATTGAGCCATTCCTGTGTCATTACTGGATTGCTTAAATTTGTATTTATATTTGTTCCTGATTCATAATGATCGTTCTCTGTATCGCAACTAATACCTGAGATTTGGCACATCGTTTCTGATTGTAGCAGATCATCAAAATATCTATTGGTCTTAATCAGATACGTGTGTGATTCTTTTAAAAATTCGATTGTATTATAGATAAATGATAAGTTTTGGTCTTCTAAATAGCTACCTGCTGTATCGCCTATCTTTCCTGGGTGGTCAGTTGTTAACGCTTCATACCATCTAAATGTTACTTTTCCGTTTCTATCGCATATAGCAAATCTACCATGGAGTTGTGCGATGTATCCAACCACCTGCTGCATTGTGAAACCGTCAAACGGCTCTTTGTATGTTTTCTCTCCCGACTGGTCGTTAACCGTCAATATTTTATCTATCATCAGGCTATCAGATAATTTGCTTGTGTCAAACTCAACACCTGTCTGTTCGCTTATATCAGTTAAAAATTCTTTACTTTCTACTGGATAGTTTGTAATTTTGCTTTTATATGCTTTAGCTAACTTTGACTCTAGCCTGTCATATGCTGTAAAAGTAAGCAGATTTCGGTCTTTTTTTTGCTCTTTTATTGTAAAATACCCCATTGGTATCCATTCTATAGTGCCATCAGCTGTTGCTCCGATTTCAAGTCTTACTTCCGTACCTTTTACAAAATCTTGCGACTTTGTAAACATAGATACTTCTATTTTGGACGCTGTAGCTCCACCCACATAAAAATAGCTATCAGGAGTTGAAAAATTTGTTTGCACTATCTCTTGGATTCCATCTGATATTCCGTTTAGCCTTGCGTAGAACGTTCTTCCACTGCCTGATATAACTTTATCTAATGCTTCTGATACCTGATACATGACGATTTCCTTTCTCTAGCACGGTATACTCCGTGCTAGATATTTGCTTTATTTTTTATTCTCCGAGGATGTATCTTTTTTCTTCTTCTGTGAGAATCTTCATCCCTTTAATCTTTTCTGCCAACACTTTTCCACTTTTGTACAATCTTTTTAAACTCTCTACCAAACTTCTCATACCAGTACTCCTTCCTCGATCAGCTGCAAGGTATATGCATCTATCATTTCTGTTGCGTATCTTGTCATTTCTTCGCTTGGCTCTGTATCGCCTTCGTAATCAAGATATTGCTCTGGCGCTTGAATAATCTCCTCTTGCGTCAGCTTAAATGTTCTGAATATATTGCCATCATACTCATACATCGTCTCACTGCCGTTTTCTGGATCATCAATCGTAATCTTCTGCTCATCTGTACAAATAACTACATCCATTCCTTTTTCAAGTGGATAGAATGCTGCACTTAACTGTGGCAGTGTAAATCTCATCTTTTCCATAATTGTTTACTCTCCTCTCATGAGTGGATACAATTTCTTTACATCTCTTTATATCTTCTGAGACATGATACTTTTGTTGAAAACGTTGTGTGTTTGAATGTTTAATAGCTCCATAACGCCCGATATAGCTTTTAGCCAATGACAGCGGCACTTCTTTCTTTTGGTGGACTCTTTTTCTTACCTTCTTTGCAGTCCTTCTAAATCTCAAAAAATTTGATGAGCGTACAGTAAGACTTCTTCTTGATATTTTTCTTCCTAAAATATCAATGTATGTAACACTCAGATCGATGAATTTTGATGTTTCCTTAATTTCTAGCCCTAAAAAATCTGAAACATAACTCGAAAATCTTTTTACCGCCATCTTTAAATCCTTCAAGCTTTTTGAAACGATTAGTATATCGTCCATTTGAAACAAAGCATGAGATACAAGATTGACACGATTAGCAGCTCCATTCCTATGTTTTCTTAATTTGCATACCTGCTCATTAACATAATGGCATGCATATGACATGTAGTAATTCGCAAGATATTGGCTAAGGTATGAACCGATTGATAATCCACCCTCAAATGAATCAATTAAGAAGAAAACGAGATGTATAACATCGTCGTTATCTACATCTCGCCTTAGTAGTTCTTTTAATTTACCTTTAGGTATGGTTTCATAATAATGCCTGATATCTGCTTGCCATCCCCATCTTATATCATGGTTGTCTACCCATTTCTTAATCGCTTTTGCGCCAAATTCGCATCCCTTGTTCTTTAATGCTCCACATTGGTAAAAGTCTATTTTCTTTCGGAATAATTCTTCCATTGCATATACAGCTATATAGTCGTATATCTGTTACTTTACATCTTGTATTCCTATCTTTCTAACCTTTCCGTTACACTTATCAACTTGGTATCTGTAACGAATTAGCTTTACAATATATTTCTTTTCGATAATTTCTTGTTGTATACCGTCTATAACAGTATTGATCAATCCTTCCATCATGAAGTGTTCTTTGCAGATCTTTTTTATGATTTCACATGGCAACTTTGAGTACTCTGAGAACATTCTTATAGTGTCCCCTCGGTTCATCTTTCCACTTATGCAATCTCTTACTGCTCGTTCAACCAATATTCTGTTAGTTATATCTATTCTTTTACAACAACGTTTCAAGTATTTTTTTATCCTTTTTTTTGTAAATATCGTTTAAATTCCGAGGGACGTTCGGATGTCTACTAGCCCCAACCTATGTCTTTCACATAAGTTATCGGAATGTCCGTCGGCATTCCGATTCCCTTTTTGTTGCCTATTTAAGTGTTGCTTACACAACAACGGAATTACATCCGCGAAATGCCACACTAAGTACCAACGTACTATTTTGTCCCGTCAGACATATAAAAGCAGAGAGCGTAGTTCCAGTTCGCATTCGTCACGTCGTTCCTGAGATTCGCGTAGGAGAATCCGGCATTCGACCTGTTCCTGAGATTGCCGCGCCCGTGTGTGACAAGTCCTATTTTAAAATTATTTCTGTATACTATTTAGAGGGGCATCCCCCTCTTTTGCTTACGCAAAATTCACCCCTAAAAGGTTCGGAATTAAACGCAGAGAGCGCCGCCCGCGCCCGCAGCCGACACGCCGCTCCAGAGAGCCGCGCAGGAGAATCCGGCATTCGACCCGTTCCAGAGAAGGCCGCGCCTTAGCGCTTCGCGCCAACCTGTTCCATCACCACCATTATATTGTCTGTCGCCAACACCGACCGAATCTCCTGAACCCTTGCTCTTGAACCATATAACACCTGTAGACAAGTCTATATCAATGTCGCCAATCCAAAAATCATCAGTTGTTTCAAGATCTACAGTTGCGATTTTTGTCCAGTTCGTGGCAGTGCTTGACCATGCAGCAGTTCCTCTAACGTAGTAGTCAACTGTTGTTGCTGTAGTCTTGTTCCACAACTCGTTCATTGAGATATAATATACACCAACCATATCTTCAATACCGCCAAGTTTAAATGCATGTTTGCCATCGTTCTTGACATATCCATCCACTCCAAGCACTTTGTCAGTTTGCCCTGCATGCAATGGCATTGATGATATATATGTATCTTCTGTAATTGTCATATTTTGCTTGCCAACATATACTCTACTGTTATCTGTTCCAGATATTGCTTCGATAGCTGTTATTTTGACTTTATCTGCGATATTTCGCATGTATGCCTGTCCACGATCCAGATTGTCTGTGTGACCAGTTGCATCTCCGATGGATACTGTCGTGCCAACATAAAAGCTATTTGCCTGCGCTGTTGGAATTACAACATAGTTAACATTTTCCCCAGTTTGTACAACTTTAGTCTGTATATTAAATCCAGTGCATCCTTGAAAGACTTTCTGACTATTTTTTGTTGCATACTTCATCCATAGCATACACAGCAGATATGCCGTTCGCTCTGATCCAGAGCCATGATATCCTGTTCCTTTCTTCTGCAGCTCAGTATTTCCAGACTGGGCTGAAACAAAGTTATAAATTGCATTTCCAGATGATGAATATAAAATTCCATCAATTTGTCCTGCATAGTATTTTGTCAAAATACCATAACCAAGTTCTTTGCTGCACCATGGTGTAACTGTTGTACACTCCAATTCAGGATGTGGCTTCGTTGCAAAATGCACAATGTAATATGTGTCAAATTTCTGAATGCCCCAATAAGTTAAGGGAACCATAACTCCAACATCTACTTTTCCAATGTCAGAATATCCGTTACCGCCTTTAATTGCCACTGGAGTTTTGTTCTCCTGCTCGTCAATTGTAAAATTGCAATCAATTGTCTGAAAGGCACTATGATTTGCAAAATCATCCTGCCCCTTTACAGTTTCCGTTGAAGGTACGGCTGTTAATCCAACTGATGCATTCATTTTTTCACCGCTAGGACTGGTGCTTGTGTCATAATAATAAAACTTTGTGGAAAATACCTCATCTGTTGCTGTTTGCTCCCAGAAATTCTTCCAATCAAATTTTGAGACATCAGTTACCATTGTTTTAACTACTTTTAGTAGTTCCAAAATTTCCTGCGATGTTGACTCCATTGCCACATCTACTGCTACCTGTGCCATCTTTTTATCCTCACTTTCCGTCGTCATACGTCACCCTCAGTCCGCCACTTTCATTTATGCTCAGAGTGATCCCTTGACCATTTGCTTTCTTTGCAAGTTCCTTTGTTAAATCCACTATATTAGTTTCTTGAGTTTTTGATGCAGCCTTTAATTTTTCCACATCTTCCCATTTTGCAAGATATATTATTTTGTTAGCCATACACCTTCCTCCTCTACTTTTATCCTTGCAGCCAAGCACCCTTTGGCTGAGTCGAAGAAAAATTCTATGCCGGTACCACCAGCCTTTGTTTTTAGCGCTGCGTCCTGCTCTGTATTCTTCTTTTCAACCTTTGCGAATCTATCTCCAACTGCTTTTGCATCGGCTGGCACGTCTGCTTGTGACAATGTGGTATCTGTAGCATCTCTAAAGGATTCTTTTACATTTGATCCATCAACCTGCATTACGCCTTCTGCGCTGTCATACACAAGGAAGGTATCTGTGGATTTTACAGCCGTTTTTTTCTTATATTCCGTCCATAATCCCATAATGATCACCTAACCTTGTTCATCAAATTTAATGGCTGCGCACTGTTTTTCTGTGTCATAGTACAAAGTTATTCCTTTTCCTGCTACTTTTTTGTCCAATCCATCTCCAACCGCCTTTGCATCTGCAAAAGCGCCAGGAACAGTGAGTGTTTTGTCAGTTTCCAACGGATGAGTCTTATGATACTTTTCAACAGCCGCATCAATTTGATCTTCTGTTACAGTTGCGTTCTGAACCTTGCGATTTAAAATGCCAATGACGTCTTCTGGTTTCATCTTTTACTCCTTAAATCTTGTTCCATGCTGCTGTTGACTCTTCGAATTTGTAGTAATCGCCAGTATCACTTGCCAGAAAAGAGCTGCCTGTTGCAACATACGTGGGTAGTTTGTCAACATCCTTAACAAGTCCCTCATAACTACGTATATTGCCTTGCGCAGACGTGCATACCAATGTACCCATATCCGGCACTTCTTGACCAGGCTTATAAAACTGTCCATCTTGTTTCACCATATAATCATATGTCATGCTTTTTCCACCTCACTTTCTTCTAGCATCATGCTAATTGCTTCAAATTCAAGCTCTGATGCTTCTATATTCTCGATCAAGCTAATTGGAATTTTGTAAACATCTACGTCAACTTCAATTCCATCCAGTAATTCACCTAACTCTGATTCTAGGTTTTGCTCCATTCCCTTTTTGGGCACAATGTCGCCATTTTTCTTTTTATCGCAGTACTTTTCAATCAATTCATTTCTTGATTCTTGAAAAGGAATCGCAGCTTTATCCAACATTTCAATATTGTGGTTGATTGCATAAATTGCCTTAATTGGTTTCCTTACACCATTGTTTTTAAACGATAAAAGTCCATTGATTGTTTTTACTAGTGCTCTATTTGACATCTTCATTTTGACACCTCATTTTTCAATAAAATTTGCGGCAACGCCAACATATCTGGGCAGTATATCGGCGTATGAATACACCGGATATGTTGGCGTTCCAACATAAAATTTGCGTGTTTCTGTTTTCCCAGACTTCGGATTTCGGAAAGTGATCGGAAAAAATGGTGGTTCTATTGCAGCAGCAAAAGCTGCTGCTTCTTCATCATCCAAAGGCGCCAGCGTAAGATTTAACTTAATTTTCTTTGCTTTGACGTCACCTTCCATATCGCCAGACGCAACTCGCCCCGTATTGCGGCTCCAGATGATGTTATCTGTTATCGTCAGATCTTTAGCTTTCAGCTCCAATCCACTTATGATTACAGTTTTTACTGGGCCATCCATTACATCGTTTCCCTCCTTTACGTTAAAAGTTGTGCCTTGCCTGTCTGTATGACTCTGCTGTTATTTTCCTTTTTGACAACCTCAAAGATCTTCTTTGCATCGCCCTGGAGAACAACATTAACTGTCACATTTTCATTTCCTCCACCATTTCCACCGTAACGTGCCATAACCGCTTCCATTCCGCTTGCTACGGCACTCTGCATTACGCTTGCAAGTTGTGACTGATTTAAGACCTCTGTCCTGCTACCTACATGACCTACAAGTTCCGGTCCGGCTTCTCCTGCAATAAACATCGAACCTGCATTTACAGTACCACCTGCATATCGTGGGATGGTGCTAAAGCTTGACATGAAGTCTTTTGTGATGACTCCTCCACTACTAAATTGTGGTATGCTGTGCCATCTTCCACCATAAAAAGCTCCACCTTCTGCTTTTCCTCCGAGAATGTTTGTGATGCTCGAAACTATTCCATGAATACCTTTTAAAATAAGTGATGAACCGGGTTGCTTTTCTACCTGATTAACATATCCCGTCAAACCGCTGAACCAACGATTGTTCTCTGGAACTCTATTCTGGAAATCTGTCATCCAACCCGTCAAACCGCTGAACCAACGATTGTTCTCTGGAACTCTATTCTGGAAATCTG